TTTAATAAAGCATTAAAAACATTTGGTTTATATAGACATCTAAGTTTTATGAAGTTTATACCAAAGGTTTATTTACGTGCATCCAGAGAACAACGTTTAGCTATACTACAAGGGCTATTAGATACTGGTGGAACTATAACTTCACATGGTACAGTGTCATATAGCACAACTAGTGAACAGTTAGCAAAAGATGTACAGTATTTAGTTAGATCCTTAGGTGGCATAGCGTCCATAAAAAGTCGTTATACAAACTACACATATTTAAACGTTAAAAAACAAGGGAGAAAAAGTTACAATGTAAATATCAGACATAAAGAACAAAGTATGTTATTTAGGTTACCAAGAAAAAAAATACTAACGAATGATAATAATCAATATGCTAAAACATTAAAGTTAAGGGTAAGGTGTGTAAAGTTTGTTGGTAGAGAAGAAACTCAGTGCATTTCAATAAGTCATCCAGACCACCTATATGTAACTGATGATTTTATAGTTACACATAACACAGCAAGTTCACTATATTCCGCATACGTTCTTAAAGTTAGAGTGTCGCTTAGTATGTCCAAAGGATATATGCAGTCGTGGATTGACGACTTAGCTAAATTCTTTCATAATGATACTAGTCAATATCTGGTAATTGACAGTGGTGCAAAGTTTCGTAAAATTATAGATGATGCAAAAAATGATAAGTTGGATAATATAAACGTTATCATTTTTTCGTTAGATATTCTACGAGCTTATTTTAAAGAGTTCGAACTGACAGGTGAAAGTAGTTACGGGTGTTTACCTGAAAACTTATACCAGTTGTTAGGTGTAGGCATGCGCATTTCAGATGAAGCACATGAGGATATACACTTTCAGTTTAGACACGACATCCACACCCACGTAAATAAGTCAGTGTATCTATCAGCTACAATTGAATCACTAGATGCATTTACAAACACTCTATATGCCATACTCTACCCTAAACCCACACGGCTACTAGGGTTAATTTGGGAAAAGTATATTGTCGGTGTCTCATTAGGGTATTCTTTACGCGAGCCAAGAAGAGCACAATACACTGGTACTAAAGGGTATTCACATACTAAGTTTGAAAAATGGATAATGAATAATCGTACAGTGAGAGAAAATTATTTTAGAATGATTCTTTTCTTTATGGAAAGAGGATTTGTTAGACATTATCAAACTGGGCATAAGTTGCTTGTTTATATGGCGACTATAAAAATGTGTGATAAATTTACTGAATATGTTAGGAAGAATATTACAAATAAAACTTTGCGTATATCATCCTTTACAGGAACTGATGAAGCATTAGTTTTAACAGAAAACGATATATTGGTTTCAACCCCAATTAAGAGTGGAACTGGTAGAAACATTTTAGGTTTAGTGGCTGTTATTTCAACTGTGGCTATTCAGTCTATACAAACCGTTACACAAATGTCTGGTAGAATTAGACAAATTGATAAGTTGTTTCCTGGTGTTGAACCAACTTTCTATGACCTAATCTGCACGTCTATACCGAAACACATGGCGTACTATAAAACAAAACAAGAATTATTTAGGGGACAGTTCTTAAGTATGTCAACACATAACACTAATTTTGAAATTTAAAGGTATAAGTGAGAGTATTTCCAGTTGGAAATACTCTCATGTATATATTATCTTTTTGGAGGAACTAACATGAATGGCGAAATCATTGAAATAATATTGCCGTGTGTGATTCATACGACTAATAAACAGCAGACGAAAAGGGTACTTGAGGAATTATTACCTAGTGTGTTACTAAAATTATACACTGGAAATACATCTGACATCTCAGACTACATACTCACAAAAACAGTACGAGTTGTTAATAGTAATACGTATGAAATTGACAGTGACCATGATGCAGAACTCACAGGTGTTGTAAATTTTCTCGAAAGTGAACTTTTACCCTACGGGTTAGATAAAAATGTACATGATGTTTTAAGGACACACAAACCTATTAGAGCCGAGTTTTTAAACAGTACAGGGGTGGTAGTGAAATGCCAGAGACGACGAGACGAAAACACAAGAGTGTTTCCTTTACTAATGACAACAGTGTAGATGGTCCAAGGTTAGAGCAAGTAACTATTGTAACGGAACTATCCGCCGACTGTATAGAGGGAGAGCATAGGGATTTAATATTATCTATATTTACGGCTATTTTAGATCGTCTAAGGTATAAACAACACATGAGTTTAGATGAACTAAACTATATGGCACAAACCGCTACATTCGATTTTGGGTATGACTACGTTATATATTTAGATGACCTAAAGACTTTTGAGTTTATTGAGGCGCATAGTTTACTGCTATATTACACAGCGGTTGTAGTAGTGGATTGTATTCATGTAGACCAAATGTTAATGGGGTATCGATTGTTTGGAAACAACGTTGAGTTTGTATTCGATCTCCCTCAAAACGGAAACGCTTATGTACATAACAGAGACTAAAATCCAATACCCAGAGATGTTTGAAATTATTTTACCAATACCGATGAGTAGTTTTTCCACTAATCGGTTAATTGTGGATATAGCGATTTTTAAAGCATTTGTAAACGGTCTGAGCTTAGATGTGTTACAATTTGATTTAATCTCTTACTGTTTATATAAATGTAATAGAGCGGTGAATAGCGTAGAGTACAGCCACAACTGCGCCATCGCAAGGTTTCAATATGAAGTTTATGAGTTGTATTTAACCGGAGATAATTGTGAAACCAATCTTCAAAACAAAACTCTGTGGTCAATTGAGGAGTGTTCAGGTGGGATACAGTTAAATTTAATAAACGAGGTTTCCTATGACCATTGATAGACGCTGGGACGATGTAGATGGAGTTATGGACTTCACATTACAGTACCCAATCGCTGTATACATTTTGCCAGTTGACTACACGCTATTTACAAATAGTGAACTCACTTCAACCGTATTCCTGTCGGTATATTACAACCATACACTGGATGTACTTCTTGAAGAACTTAAATTGGTATTTAACATAGATACAAATAAACATTCTGATAACAGGGTTTATAAAACAATTTGCTTCTTAGCGGAACGTTTATTTAATGTATTTAGAACTTGTTTATGTAATGAGCTTGAGTTTATGAGGGAGTACGAAATGTCTAAAATAATAACACTTGAAAAATGTATGGGTGGGGTTACAATCGGCTTTACAATAGAGTGGTGATTTATGAGTACATTACTGCACCAGATTTTAAAGCAAAAAGAAGAACTTGGGTTGGTTCATGATGAGTTTTTTTGCGACAATGAATCTAATTCTAGGTCAGTGGTTCGTAGCGAAATGAAACGAATTAAGAAAACTTTAGATGTGTTACTCAATATGTCTAGCGGTGTAGTGTTAACCATTCCAACAACAGTATGGTTTTTTACAAACGATAAGGTTAATCGAGAGATATTTTACGTCTTGTTTTACAATGACGATTTAGATACCCTTGACACTATAGTAAATGAAAAATTCTTTTCCGAATATAGCGTGGATGACCTTATGTCCTCTGGGTTAGTACAATCCTTATACCTATGTGCTAACGAAACGTATGATGTATTTGAGTTTTATTTAGGGCCACACATTGGGTATTTACGTGAGAACAATTATGATACGGTGGTGCACACTGGCAAAGTGTATGGTGGGGTAAGAATATGGTTTACCACAATTGAAGAATATGAGAGGTGTTGTAAATGAATGATGTCGAAGTGGTTATACCATTAACAAGATATAACGTGTGTAAAGATTCAGTGGGGTTGTTAGAGTGGCTTGTCGCAGAGTATATTCGTTCAGGTTTACATACTACTAAATTTGAAGAATTTAGCGATATGGATATGTTACATTTCCATTTGTATACATACGAAGAAATACACGATTTAGTTATACAGCTTAGAGAAGAGGATGCTGCCGATGAAGCGGCTGCCGATGCTGTACAGGTGGCTGAAGCTATGGAAGTCCTTATGCTAATAGTGGGCGATTTGGATGCGTTTTTAGCAACTAAGGTAGCCGCTACCTTAGCTGAACGAGTACAAGATGGGGCACTGGTGTTGGAGAATGTTTATTCAGTTTCTAATAACAGTGTGGTTTTACAGTTCGAAAGTTTGGTGTAGTGCCATGAATAACACCGATGTAGAAGTGATAATCGATTTACCAAACGTACACGATTTGTTATTAGACTCTGATACATTCGAAATGGTTTTAATAGAATACATTAGTTCCTTACAGGTGTGTGGTGAAATTTTCGAGCAGACTATAGACGACGTAAACCAAAATGCTATACGGATTAACCGATTAAGTGATCTAACCGAATACCTAGTGTACAACCAAGATTACGAAGACACTGACAGTGAGGGAAATAGTGAGGAAATGGAACAGTTAGAAACAGAGGTTCATAACTGTAACGATAACTTGCTACCTATATCCGGGATTATAGATGAGTTTTTTACTTCTGCGTCAGGTAGAAAACTTTTACTGGACATTGAAGAAAACGACTGGATGTTAGAAAATATTATACCGTACTCAGAAAACTCAGTTATGTTTATATTTATAACATAAAGCACTGCCACCTGCCTATTAATAGGCAGGTGGCAGTTACTACTTCAAAGTCCTAATTCTTTTGTTACATCGACTATGATATTATTTTTAGCCTTAGCTTTTTCGATAGCCACTTCTCGTGCCACTTCAATCAAATTATGTAGGTCATAAATATACATGTTTAATAACGACGATATAGATTCACCTGTTATTTCAGGAATTCCCCATTTCATTAATTTTTTTGACACTAACCTAGAGATGGTATCTTTAAAGTAATTTGTGTTTTCAGAGAATGTAACCAGAGCAAAAGGTTTATTGTCGATTACCAATCCAAGTCTTTCACTAACCATTTCTTTTATTAAAAGTTGGTTAGTGACAGTGTGAAAGTTATCGATACATAAAACGTCCCCAAGTAGATTGTCTGCTTGAAGACGCTTCGTGGCCCTATCGCCACGAACATTTATAATACACCGAGTAGCTAACTCTGGTATCTCCAGTACATTAGGGTAGTAAAAAAACTGTTCAGATTCACCGCTATTAGCTTATTAGCATCATCCTCATTTGTAGTTTGACCATGTTTGCATTCCGGGCATGGGAAGTTAGGCACACCTGCAAATGTCATAGTGTATTTTTCTTTCATGGTCTTAGCCAACTTAGTAACCGCTTGCAAAGATTCCGGATTTGCTGAGTACGCCTCATTCAGTTGAGTAAGTATAGCTTGTGGACTGTTAATGTATTTACGACCAGCAGTGGGGTTATTTACATCCTTAATTTCGATATACTTAATGTAAGGGGTGTACTTGCCCAACGAAATATCTGCCGCGTATTTTAACGCTCTATTTTTGCGGAAATTAGCATATGCACGCTCTGGCATATTTGCTTTTCTATTTTGGTCAATTGTAATCGCAATGTGTGTTTCAATACCAGCCACCCATTTGTTAGCTTCAGTTACATACTCTAACAAATTTGGAATTTTAAATTTAACAGTGTGTACAGTCTCAACACCATACGAGTTGTTTTCAAGGAATACCTGCTCACTATTAAACTCAACGGCAAATGTATCTTCACGACGTTTTTGATAAGCTTTAACCTCTTCTATCGTTACAGTTTTTTTGCTCCAATGCTCTATGTCTTCAGCCGTTAACATTTCCATACGGGTGTGTGTTAGTAAACTGAAATCCAAAAGTGAGTCTGGTAAGTACGTACCATCTGGCCCTTTGGCAGAAACTAGATTGTAATCACACTCTGGGTTAGAACAAGGGTGCCATACTGGGTACCCACGAGGGTATATTGCCGCTAGTAACCCTGCTTTAATCTGCACCAAATCCGTTATTAGAAGTAACTCTTTTAATCGGTTTCTGTCAAACAGCCGCTTGTTAATTTCATCAACGTTTGTACCAGTTACTTTGTCCACAAACATTTCGATTATAGATGTATTGATCGCAACGTCGTCACCAGTGTATGATGCCCCAGCAGTAGATTTACCAATGGTGTCATCGGACATAGCTAACATAGTGCAGAATGTACTAAGCTCAGTCGTAGTGAATGGACTTATAATAAGCCGTACCCCACTAGCAAAACAACATGTGCCTGCGCCAATTGACAAACCACTGGTCTGTAAAGCGTGATTTGTGGCAGCAACACCATCCATATTCTCGGGTGTATTTTTTGCACTTTGTGTCAGGTAGTTGACCCCTAACTTATTACCGGTATTAGTAGTTAAACGTTGTTTTGTATGCGGGTTATCTTTGAACCACGTGTGATAGTTAGTGCCTTCCGGAAACGAGTTTTCACTGAGTACAACGTATTCCTGCATCAATTGTGCAATTTTTTGATACTCTGGGTCTTCTCCATACTGCTTAGGGTTTAACGTTTTTATTTTTTCCATATCAGCTATAAATTGTTCAAATATATCGCTTATACTGGAAATTGTATTTTCCTCCATAGCTAACACGTGGGTAGTTTCAAATAAAACTTTATCACGTATGTTTTCAGTTGTATACGGATTAGTGATAGGTTCGTATGCCATTTTCGCAACTACCACTTCTTCTTCTGGTTCTTCTATTGCTTCTTCAGGTAATTCACCGTAGACTACTTCTTCTGGTGCATCGTGGTTCCACGCATCTTCCTCAAGTAAAGGTTGTTCACCTTTTATTCTCACGGTTCGCCCACCTACCGTACTAGTTGGACCATTATATTCTTGTGTCATCTGTATTCTCCATTGATTGGTTTTGTTTAATTTCAAGTTCTTTATAGTGTTTTTCGATTATAGCTTGTGCAACGTACATATTTGCTTGCATTGGAGCTAGTATCTTTAGGGTGTCATCAGATAAAGAATCTAACTCTGACATAGCGGCATTGTAACGCAAGAAACTTTCAGCTGTAACCCTTCCATGGTCATTAATTACTTTGATGTTAATGAGCTTGTTACTAAAATACTGTATGTCACTAAGGTAGGTTTTAAGGATAGATGGTGTTATTTCAGTGAGGGCTAATACCTCAGCTGGTAATGAGGCAAAATAGTGTGCACTTCTTGTAACATCCTGTACAATAGAACTTTGTTTAGCGTAGTCACTCTTTAGTACATTCCAGTTGTCACTAGACTTAACCATTTTTTTAGCCTGCTTGTGACTAATTTCAGACGAACTACGCTGTGTGATTTTAATAGTAACCTTTTCTAACCGCTCTCTTTTTAATGGGCTTAAGTTGTTAATCGCCATTACTGGATCCACTTCATCAAATTTATGATTAATTGGCTTAGGTTGAGACGTGGTTACACTTGGTAATTTTGATACCTTGAATAATGTGGCTACATCTTCAATCGGCTTTTCTGTTTGTGGCATACGCATATTCTCCGTCGTGGATATTGTAGGTTTAGTGTTTCGTACATTGAATTTTAGTAAATCATTTTATTTTATTTATAAGTGTGCTTATATATACGATGTGAGTAATTCTTTTTTAATCTTAGGTGAAATTAATGGACCCTGAAAACAATTTAATTCTTCCTCATTTTGAGGGAATGCACACGTTCTTATCAGAACAGGTACTCCAACATTTATATGAAGTTGAGCATATATTTAACGATGTGGATTACGACGGTCACATTGATGACATTACAATGTTAAGTAACACGTACCCACATGCAACTAGTTCTGAAAGAGCCAACATGACACTTTGTGTATACCGTGATAACATGGATTTAGTGTTAGCAAAACAAGGTGTGTTTTTAGCAAACCCATTTAGCGACAAACTCTCAGATATAATTGAGTTATTAAAAGGTTGTACACTTTTAGGAACGCGTCCATTAAACGAGTTATTGGCATTTGCTCATTTTGATAGCGATGTTGTAGTTGAGGAATACTTTGCTAGTATCATTTCTGAACTAACCAACTTGGAAGAACATGTAGCGTATGAGTTAATACAGCGTGTTTCAGAATCAACTATTGAATACTTACACCAAAATATTCCACTACCTCATGTCGAAGTACACAGTGTAAATTTACATAGGGGTAGATTTTTAAAACATTTACCTGATGTCGAACACAGTTCTATTGTTGTAGAAATGATAAAATCGATTAATAATTTTGACTATAGCCCGTTTGTCTTTATTCAAGCGATACGTGACCAATTACTTGAATTAAATAAATATGAAATGGCTGATGAAATATATTTACTGATGTTAGGTAGCCACACTGTTACCCCAGAGTTACAAAAGACAACTGTTGCAGTAATCGATACCGTAATGGATTCGTTGAATGACAAAATGGAGTTAACTGGTATGGTAATTAATAAACTTAGAAAACTGGTTCAGGACGATGAATAAATTAGATTTTTTTATACACTCTATTGGTTCAGAACTATACTTGTATCGTGGGTGGATAGAAAGTGTGTTCTTTATACTAGTTGAAAACTCACCAAATAGTCATCTCCATGACCATGGTGTGCATTTAAAGGACAAGAAACTATACGGTTTAGTAAATGGTAAAGAAGTTCAAATTACAGACTTTGTATTTGGAGAACCTTTATATAAACCAACCGAACAACTGGTTATTAAGGCACACCAGTTTAAGTGTGTTAAACACGATACAGTTACTAGCTACGGAATAGCCATCATAAACGCATTTTATATTGAGTACCCATACAGTGGAAAGTGTGACTTTATAAATCCACCACCAGGTAAATCAATTAAAGCATCTCAGTTAAACGATGTGGCATTACACATGTTAGTCACAGATAAAGCAACAGTGGCTGAACATAAAAAATTTGAAAACGCTGTGTGTTCAACTACACCACTTGTGGAATGTTGTTTAGTTCCGGCAACAGAGAAGTCGTACGTTAATAATAAACAGATCGCTATTAGACGAGATGAATTAATAAAAGAGAACGAAGGGCAATTAAATGATGGAGCAGTAATCGCCAAAATACAAGCCGAGCTGGAAAAGTTAGATGTCGAGTATTTAAAAGGAGATCCATCTGAATTTTATAATAGCACAAAAAAGGCTAGGGCTAGTAGGACACGCACACAGTTAATGTTTGGTGGAGAACAAGATTATTTCGACGCCACTAGCACTAACTTAATATCAAACTCATTGCAGGAGGGTATGCAGTTAAAAGATATTCCAATGATGGCTAATAGTATACGGAATGCATCTCGTAGACGAGCTGTTGCTACTGCTAACGGTGGAGCTAAAGTTAAAGAGACCACGCGAGTAATTGCTAACTATAGAATCCTATCGACTGACTGTAAAGCAAAACGCGGTATACGTAGAGAAATGAATAAGGATAACTATTCACTTTACATAGGTAGATATTTAGTGGGTAGCAATAAACCTTTAACGGAAGCCGAATTACGAAGTTTAATCGGAAAGAAAATCCATTTGCGATCTAACCAATGGTGTGACTCACCAGGTAATACTGTGTGCCCAATCTGTACAGGCGACACTATCTACGCCACCAAATTGGGTCTATCTGCTTTAGCTAATACATTAACTAGTACACTTATGTTGATTGATATGTCAGCAATGCATACGTCTGGTTTAAAAACAGCTAGATATGATTTTTCCACGAGAATATCATAGGCAAGAAATACGGATTACAATTAAATACAAATATCGAAATATCCACCAACCCCAACCATAGAGAGATAAATAACATGGCACAACAACCACAAACCAATAAACAAATCCCAGTAGTCGATACAACTAAACCCAATGTACAACCGCCAGTGCTACCGGAGGTCACAGTGACTGCTGCCGAAACTGAAATTAAAGGTACGGAAGAAAAAATTGACGGTAAAGCCGCCGAAGGAACTTTACTGGACAATCCACTCGAACAATCAGCCGCCATTGATAAACCGGAAGTAGCCACTGGCGATTCGGATACAGAAAACGCTCCTCTGGAAGAAGAATTAATCCTTTGCCCAGATGCACTCATCAATAAACAGTTAGTTCGTGGTCTGGAAGGTATCCGTGAACTATTTGAAACGAGTCAGATGTCTAATGTCGGCCCATTCCATGTGGATACCTATAACTCGTTGTCTCGCGCTTTAACAGTGCTTTCATGGGAAGATACTAAAACAACACTGGACAACTTGTTTTTGTATATGGAAAAATACAGTGAGGGACATTGTCACCAAAATAACATTCTCCAAAATGTAACATTTTGTAAGTTGTCGAAAAGTGCACAACTCGAGTACACTAAACTTATAAGTTTATTCGTGTCATTACAGAACCCAAGTAGTCGTGGTGTAACAGCTAAAGCCATCAACTGGAACACAGTCCCAGCCGGGTTTACAGCAGCCCACGGCAATGATTACACTGACAAGTTTAAACGCTACTTCAACATTCATTAAAAAATAATACACGCGCTTATAGTCTGTAAGAACTCATCGGTAAGATAAACATACATTATCTTTGGGTAATACAAATCTCCACTTACTCTGGAGTTGTTAACTAGCGTTAAAGTTAACTGTAGATTCGTCTACATTCGCATTGTTGGTTAGTACAATAACTATTTTTTCATTTATTATAAAAGGTTAAAGTTATGAGAAAATCACACTTGTACACTGGGTGCGGTTATGGGTCTAGTAAAAGTCCCGTGGCTACAACGTGGTAAATTCGAAACTACGGCTTCATACCAAGTCGCAGTCTCGGCGTAGCATCTAATGAAACACCACAGCCTGAAACGGCTGTGGTGCGGAATATTACGTTTATTTTTTGTTGAGGTATAAAATGCTACAACCTTTACTTGAGTTAAATGAGGACGTGATGGTGTGGAATTCCACTACCCGTCGTAAACTATTGAGTTTCTTTGATTACCCAATAGCCAAATCCTCAGACGGTTTTCCACTAGTGGAAAATAAATATCATAGAGTTGTGTCTGCTGATGACACATTTACAATAATGCGACCTTCCGATTGGGGCAACCCGTATGCAGTGTGTGACTATGAAGAGTATAACAAAGACGACCAGCGTGAAATTGTCGTAGCTATGCATATACTAACCCTACTATGCAATGCACACGCCATCATTGTGTGTAGTAAAACTATGCGTGGTAAACGGCTACTATGCTGCTGCTATCCTAAACTTTGCCACGGTAATATACTAGTGTTACTTTCAAACAACCCTTTGTTCTTTGTACAGGGACTCAAAAGGTTATGCGATTACATAACTGCACAAAAGAACTCCGGAAACCCGGTGGTCAGTGACAATATGCACACTGCCATTTACGCAACGTATCTAGATGTTAAACCGATACTCGCACCAAGATTAAAACTCATTTCTACTAAAGGTTAAGCTATGTCAGATTTTGTCAAGGGTACACCGTACAGAAACAAATCTTCTAACAATGTTGTGTCTATTGTTAGTGTAAGTGCAACAACAGTCACATACACTGTTAAAGGTATGTCAGCCCCACAGCGGTTAGCCGTTAGTGTATTCAACAATTTATTTGAAAAGGTTTAAAAAATGTACGAAACAATAGTTAGCTATATTAACAACACTCTATTCTCACCAACAGCTATAGCGTTCGATTTCCACCCTTGGATGGCGTGGTCGGCTATCGTGTTTATTGTCCTAACAGCATATCTTTGTAAAAAACTAGATATGGCTAGAGAAAAAACACGAACCGACAAACACAACGCAATTGTTACTTCTTTAAAAGAAGATAATGCCGCGTTACTAACCGACCTATCTGCTGCACTCCTTGAGGTTGATACAATGGTGAAACAGGTGGATTTACTTAATAGAAACCACCGTGTCGTTTCTGATGAACTAGCGTATTTGAAAACTAAACTAGCTCATGACACTGAGTACAAAAATAACGTTTATCGCGCAATCGTTAATTTTTATCAAATCACACACTCCATGATATGGCGCGGAAGCTTAAGCAAAATCGTAACTGAATTATTAACAGCACAAAGTTTGAGTGGGACAAGTGTCGAAACACAACGTTGTGTTGATAATTTGTATGAACTTAAAAACCGATATGTGGCGTTAGATTCCGAGCTACGAACAATATTGGTTGGAGTACCTGCGTATCTAGATGCGCTCACAAGCAGCTTAGTTACATCGGATGAAATGGTTGAAGTGGCAGTTGTTGTACCCGTGGGCGATGCAACAGCATTGCACCAATATACCATGAACCTTCGTAAGGTTTACGAAGGGACTAAACCGGCACCATTGTTAGAAGAGGCGTGATGAACAGCGTTGTGTCTTTTATGGCTATTTTTATTTCAGTGCTATCTATCTGTATCAACGTAATAGTGTTAAGTCGGTTGCATCAAGTTCGTAAACAATTAGATAAACTACACACGGTGTATGTAGATGAATATGATAGTAGATTGTGTGCTATCGAAAAAGATTATTTCAGTTTAGATTTACGCACAAATAGTATCGCCACTAATGTAGAAAGTGTTATTGCAAGACTTAAGCACATAGTGGGTATTTTAAAGGGTTGACAATGTGTCACCACCAAGACAACTGTCTTGGTGGTGACACACGTTTAAACAATATTCATTTTTTATACATTTATATATCATCTGATTGATAGACGTAATTTAATTTAAATAAAAGTCGCTAATCCTTTTGATTAGCTAATTAACTAGGGGGTTTACCATGTCAAAAACAAATGTAGCTGAATCACGAGTAACCGTTGATGTAGCGTTTCTGATTGATTTATTTGACCACCACAATGTGGACTGGAAATCGTGGAAGGTTAAAACGCTGGATAACCTTGTTGACGATTTATCAAAATCTGAAAGAACAATTACCTATACCAACGGTGAAATTGCGTTGAACTCCCGGGTGGTTTCGTGTGAAATATATTTTGGTGGTAAACAATTAATCGAAACACAATTAAAGTCGCCAACTGGAACACTTAACCGAAATATCCCATGTGGTGGAAAACTGGCGTTACGTGAAGATCCAAGAGGTGGTATGATACGAGAGCTAAAAGAGGAACTCGGATTAGACTTAGAACCTACATATCTAGGTGTGACTAAAGAAGAAAGACACCAGTCGTATTATCCTGGTCTCCTAGGGGTTGTAACACATTACCGTTTTGCTACACCTTTACACCCAAACCAGTATAAAGAATCGTACGTCCACACTGAAGGTGATATCACATTTACGTTTAACTGGGTAGATGCAAATGATTTACTAGTCGTTCATCATACACCGCAACGTGACAGGATACTTTCTCCACAACTGAGTAATGTGAAAGCTGTGCATGTTGCAGAATGGATGGGTTAGTCAGATGGAGATTAAGAAGATAATCGGTAACGAAACACTTTTGGTTGCCAGAACTAATTTTATGATTGGTGGGTGTGAAAGTATGGATGACTCTCCGGCTGTAACAGTTATAGCATTTGATAAGTTGGTTGATAACAAAGTGTTAATATGGGTATCTGTTTGAACGTCCCAAATTTCAGTGAATAAATTGACAAACTGATAGATGTGTAGTACAGTGTGGGAGTCGGTTAACCGACTCCCACACTGTACACTGTTTTTTTTTTTACTTTTTAATCTAGTGTAACTCTACCAGATTAGAATCTACGTTTAAAACATCTTTTTCAAATTCCGCATAAAATACATCAAGTGACGGCATACCATAACACGACATACCTAGTGAAACTGGGTTAGCAACAACTGATGTTAAGTTAATACCTATTTCTCTTTGTTGATACTCTACCAAACCATCAATAGCACAGAGTACGAATACGTTTGTTCCTTTAGACACATTGCCAATTTCCCCACCTGATGGATAAGCGCCTGTTAAATCTATATCGGATGCAAATAACATAATGTTAGTTGCCATTTCTGGAAACTCTTTAATTACACACACTCCGAGTCCTTCTTCTAACTCTGCGGCTAAAGTAATGCCTTTTGTCCCATTAGCTCGTTACACTAATGCGGTGTGCTAAGACACCCGCCTACACTCTCGTGTAGGAGCAGATCATATCACCATCCTCTGAGATTAACCCAGGCGGGATGTGTACTATTTCTTCCTCATTTTATAACTAGAGGCTCTACACCCAGTTACGGGTTGATCGTTGAACGTTCTCCATATCACATAGTGACTTAGGAGCTTCGCTGCTGATTGTCTCTACCTAATCATTTTCAAACATTCATGTTCTAGATATAAATATCTAGTCTCACTCTTTCGAGAACATTGTAGTTGATTAGTCTAACGAGTTATTCCAGCAATTAAGTACATTTTCATCTACCGATTCCTCGATAGGGGGACCTAAATTATCTGTTAGATAATATTTAATAAAATGAACACCACTTAAACATTCCACTGGTTGACTAAACGCGTAATACACATTGTCAAATTCTACATTGTTCGGATTGTTATCATGGTACATGGGCTTTATATAAACCCATTGAGATATAGGTACCGATATGTTATATTTACACACCGCAACCAAACTACCATACTCAAACTTACCAACCTCAGGTAAATCTGCGTAACATTTACCGCCCACACTTATTACAGGTAAAGAAGCATCTTTGTAATACACTTTACCGTTAAAGAATTTTAACCCATGCACATTTTCATTTTTATTAAACATAACGAACACCATATAGTTGATAAACGTACTATAGCAATAAAATGTTCGTGTATAACATATACCTTATTTGATCCAACGTTCAGTAGTTGGGATTAATGCATCCAACTTACTAACCATGTTTTTAGCTGTACTACCTATTACTAAACCCTCTTCCATTTCCTCGATGTGTAAATCCGTCGCTAGACGTCTAGGGTTACTTTTAAACTTATCAAAACTAGATGTGTCAACTTGCGGTCTAATGGTTTCACACAAGTCTTTTGTTTTCTCATCTAGAAGCTCCATAAACACACCGTCACCGAATAAATATGCCATATACTCAGGTTTGTATTTACTCTGCATAATTTGATGCCACAGACGTCCAGATATCTTACTAGAGATAGCTTTAAATTTCATCTTACCAATCTGTAAAAATTCATGTAAGATTGCATCTAAACCGTAGCCATTTCTCTGTTGTTCTCTAGCTCTAACCGTTCTAAATGTTGACATAGCGCAGATACAGTAGAAGCTAGCTGGCGCGTATACAGTGTGCCATCTTTGAGATGGAACGGTCGCCATCCGTTCACCATTAGACTTAACTTTAAATGGGGCTTCTTTATTCCATCTAAAGTGTTTGTAATTATCCGGTACAGACGGGTCACTAAATATTAATGCTGGGTCTATATCTTCTTCTTTTAACGCCGCTAACATATGTTCAATATCACCCTCCATGTTCCAGAACGCTAAGAAGTCCGGTTGGAGTTTATGAACTGTTTTCATTAAAGCAATAACTACTTTAGTTTGGTTAGCATGTACAGTGATTCTAAGGTCGATGTTTCTATTTTTCAGTAAGTCTTTATGGTGGTACTCACACACCTCTCTTACTTTCTTCTTTATTAAGTCAGGTGGCCAATCCCACCATTTAGCACTGATTGCAATATGTACTACGTTCTTCATACTGACTATGCCAGATATGATTGGTTCTTTAGGGTCTTCCATAGACCACTCATAATCCATTACTGCAACAGTGCTTTTACTAAACATCTTACCGTATCGTTCGGCGTAGTCAGCTTTAAGTAAATCTTCCGAAGTAATGTCTGTGCCATATACGTACGGGCTACTATTAACGTCTCTTAACTGTGGTACACGGTCAGGTCTAAACCCATTTATCTTTTCAAATACACTTTTGGTTAAGTTACTTTGTGTACTATAAAACTTATCTAGTTTACGATCCTCTTCAAACTCACGTTTATCTTTGTGAACACGATACTGTTTCTTAGTAATCCAATATGGACGTTTGTAGTTTTCAATCGTGCGGAGTCTTCGTTTAGGTTCAGCCCCGGGTTTATGTATAATTTCCTTAATAATCAGTGCGTCATTATTCTTGTTATATCTATCTCTTACGAATGTAGAAAAAACATATTCGCGTTTAACATCGTCTTTCTTTTCTGGAGTGCTCATGTTTATAACCACGCTAACGTTTTATTTTTGTGAGAAGTTAAAGTTTACATTGAAAAGGTATTAACTACACCTTCCCACTAGTCGTATTATATCGAATAACGATATATTAGAAATTCAGTGTAGAATGATATGTTTGAAACGAGTTATAATGTATGGTAACATACCTATGTGGAGGAGTGATGAGTAGGTTAAAATTAGAAGGTTTTGGTATTGAGGGCATTGACCACCAGTACAATTCTGAGTTAGGGGCAAGGTTAGAAGACTGTTTTACTGAGTTACGTAAGTCTCGTAATGTGACTTCTCGGACTTTAAAAGATTCACGACTATCCGCTATAGTGGCAGATTGTACAGATGGGATGAAAGTGACATTCGATGTTGATATGGAACAAGCCGATAACCTATATGTATTTATGCCAGATTTAAATCGAAACCATGTACTACATGACAAGATTAGAACCATGGTGTATGAAGAACACGATGTTAAACCATTTTTAGAAAAGAAAGGGTTTTTATCTGGGGCTGTCAATTTAAAGCGAGGAACAGTATCAGGCGACTACACCAAAGTTGAAGCTAACGTGTACATAGGGGTGGGTTTGTTGTCACAAGGCTCATGGTGTACAATTAAGGAGCTTGTAGCAGGGGTTCTACATGAAATAGGACACTTCTTTAGTTACTTAGAATTGTTAGGTCGATTCTTAAGAACAAACTATCTTTTAGATGAGTTTGTGTCTAAGATGTTAAAGGTGGAATCTAAAGAACAACGAACTGTTTTATTGACACAATTAGAAGAAAACACCAAGACAAAAATTGCTAAGAAAACCGATATTGCAGAAACTGCAAGAACAGCTGAAGCGTATAACGTTTTAGTGTTAACTCAAGCCGCTAAAGCTAGTGAATATGAACTTGGTGTGAATGTATACGATGTTCGTGCTTGGGAACAGTTGGCTGACAATTATGCAGCTAGACATGGGTATGCAAAACATTTGGCTATTTTTTTAGATAAACTATTTAGAACTTATGGACACCAACAATATGATTCCCCAACATACAGAGTGTTTTGTGAGATAACAAAAGTGTTATGGTGGATGTTACCTCTATATGCTATTCCGACTATGGGGTTTGCATTAGGGTACGGTTTATTAACAGGACTTATGTTAGGTAATCCGTGTGCTGAAGACTACGACCCACCAGATAAACGATTTATGAAACTTAAACAACAAACCGTTGATGCACTAAAAGATAAGAAATTATCTAAGGCACAAAAGATAAAATACCTTGAGGATCACGAAACAATTGAATCACTAATTAACAATCTAAACAGTAAGTCTGAAACCGCATGGTATATGTGGTACACCATGTTTCCTTTTGGTAAGAAAGATGTTAAAGATGCTAAAAGTTTTCAGGAAACAGAAGGGTTACTTAACAATGACCTATTCGCTACAGTCGCATTGATTTCAATTTGATACACCTACATATCCACGCATTAATGCGTGGATATGTAAATTCAAAAAATACTTACTTATATATCATCTATTGGAGTTAACAATAATGTTTCTCTCTTTGCTATTAGGATTTAATAGTTAATTATAGTTAGGGTATTTACAATGAAAAATCAAATCGCTTTACTGAAAACTTTAATACAAAACAACGACGCAGCCGCGTTGAATGTATTTAACACAGCAACAGCAGAAATGCTGTTATCTGGAGATAAGGGTGTTAAAACCCAGCTAATGGCTGGGTGGTGGTTACGCCTTCAGAAAGAAGTGGCAGGGATGAGCTCTTCTATTGATTTGTTCCAGGTTATTAAACTGGGATATAGTTTAAAAACAAAGTTAGACAGATTGTCTAATGAACAAGAAGACGTTATCGCTTTTGCGATAACGGATGCTGTAGCGGATGAAACGTGGCGCAAGGAGTCAGCCGTAGTATTCCTCGAATACACTGCTGGAAGGATTCAGCTGGGGACACTTATAAAAACATTGGTGAACTCGGCACTTATACGCCTAGGTGACATTGAGGTGTTGAACCCGTTCATGGGTGACATTACCCACGTTTTAAAGTTAGCGTTGCCCCTTCTAGTGACGGCCGTAAAGGCCACAGACATACTTTTGGAGTGGAGCGATAAAGATGAAGAAATGGATGAAGATGAAGATGAAGATGAAGAAATTGATGAAGATGAAGAAATGGCTTTTTCTCCAGCTAGACGAGATATAAAAACAACAAAAGTTATTAAACTAGGGTCAGTTGGAACTAAAGGGTCCTTTATATAACAACACGTGTGTGTAGCTGGTCCAACCTTGGACCAGCTACACACTTTTTTTTTGCATTTTATACTATGTCACTAAAATCAATGGGAGTAGAACCAAATGTTTATGTTAAAGGATCGCCAGTTACCAGAGTCTGATGAGAACGTTCAACGAATAAAAGAATACCTATCACGTGCAAATGTAAAGTGTAAAATCGACATACTCACTTACGTTATAGGTACGCGTATTAAAGTTACAGACGTATTAATCGGAGCTTCACGTGAAGAGATAATTAAAGACTTCGATACGATACACAGTCCGACTATTTGTGCACTATTTGATAGACTTTCTAGTTATGGAATAATATTTCCACACCTTGTAGTTTTGAATAATATAAAGAATGTGTATGTTAGCAGATTACAGTTAAGCCGCCATGACTTATATAGAGTTTTTACTGATAACGGTACACATTGGTTGTCGTTTATTAAGTTACCGAATGAAATGTCAGTGGGGCAACAAAGTAACACTATGTTAGCAGTTGGTGTTACAGTGTTGGAAATATTTGATTATGTATTAGCACAAAAAAACGAAAGTGGTAAATACAGATATGACCTTCTATCGAATGATACTTTTTGTAACTTGGTAGATGAAGCCATCGACCAGTTAAAACATGATGTGGCATTTAATTTATCAGTTGCAGACTGGAGACGGTTAGTACACAGCGTTAAGTCATATTTAGTTAGATTACAGATGGGCATAGAGTCGCCAGAGGAAACACAAATCACAGCTACGTTTGTGGCATATAGTTTGAAAACCGCCAATGGAGCGTATGATTCCACAAGTGTTAAAACTTACATTGAGGCCGCTGAAATTTTAGAACTAATGGATTCCGAACCAGAACATGGTACGATTGGAAATGTTGGTTTAGAAGACATCGATGTGAAAGGTCAGGAAGAGGTGTTTTTTTACTCTGATGGTCCTGAGGACGCCATCGATAGAGAAAAACTCAAAAACTTATCCCGAGCAGTAGTGTGTTCGTTTAAGTCCTATACAGATGACCATAAACAAATGGTGGAGGCTTTTGAAAACGACCAATTTGTCGGGTACGAAAGTCTTGAAGAGTATGGTGAGAAAATTCAGAAGTTTTTTGAATTTATACAGCGGCACCAAAATGTTATTTTTGGTGCTGTTATAGCATTAGTTTTAGCATTTGTTGGGTATCTTTTAAAAAAGAAATTCGATGAGCGCGGAACAGCCGCAGAGGAAAGTATTAAACAGTTCACCGCTATTATTCAGGAGATTGAGCAGAAGACGGGTGGGAGGGTCGATTTTGCTAAATATGGCGTTGTCCAAGAGTCTCTAAAAACAGCACATGCTTTTAGTACCGCCCATCGTTCAACCTTAGACGATGCGATACTACACATGACACATGGGTACGACTTAAATGGTCTAACTGCTACTATAAATGGCCATGTCGAAGCTATACGCGAATGTATGTCAGTGCAAGGTTCTATGATGACACTTATATCAGATGCGTATTCAGATTTACATGATTGGCGGATGGTGTCTGAGAAACTCAAAAGTATAAAGGCGTTATATATACAAAACGATTTTCATAAAATACCATACACGAGAAAACCATTATACGAGTTTATATCCACGAAGAATCAAGGGCATGCACCTTGGAACACCCCAGAAAATAAAGATTACAATATAGCCACCCCAGATATCAGTACGACCACTGATTCGATGGACTGCTTTTGGAATACGAAATTCACCAGTGGAGGCCGCCCAGCTAACACCGTACCCTCTACTCTACGTCCATATAGTAATTTAGGTCCAGATAAACCCGAGAACCGTGAAGCAATGGATCTAGGGTTTAATTTATTGAAAGTGTACGGTAAAAACGGGGTTAGTGGGTTGAACAAATTACTCTCTGGTTCAACAGCAGTTCAGAAACAATTTGAAACTCTAAATAAAAACCACATAGGTCACAGTTTTTCTAATACAGATGACCCCTCAGCTCCACTGTGTTGGCCCATTGGTGCTAAGGGGTATGGCACTGAAAAACCTACTATATACAGTGGCCGGTACCCTGGATTAAACGCACATCACGCCATGCACGGTGTTATGAAAGGAGGGCTATTTAGTAGCAGATTTAACGCAGTTTCACAGATTGCAAACTCTATAGTGGATTTACGGTCCGTGGTGAGTAGAATCAGCGCAATGTTAGCAGTGACTGAGAAATACAATGCGGAACGTGTATCTGAAAGTAAACAATTGCGGGCAGCTATGAAAAAAGCTGGCGATTTAGATTAATGGGAAATTATAATGATTTTTATAAACGATGAATGGGAATTGCACAATGTCATTGGTGATGTAGAGGGGTTTTCTTTAGAGAGTATTACCGATGATAACGCTCAGTTATTAACAGTGTTTGAAACAAAGAAATTATTCAATGAACAATACTTCACTGATATGAAAAGGGTAATTGAAGTTAGTAAACTTATAGGGTTGGAGGGGATGAATGTTTCGTTAGCTAGTATACTTGATGAAATAATTCCAGGTTTTATAAATGACGAGATGCCAATTTCTGCGTTTACTAAAGACCCAACGATTATACAAAAGCAATACGCTTTTAAGAAACTATCAAGTTATTGTAAACAAGCGTTAACCGAACCTAAATACAGAACCGACCCAGCATAAAAGACATCACCATGTCGAGGATATCCTCGACATGGTGATGTACTTATTTTTTTGTTACTCGTCTGAATCGTAGAGTATAGAAATTGAATCCACCACATCTAACGTGTTATCGCTTTGTACCAAAATTTTACTACCTATGGAAAAGGTTTGCGTCTTATCCAATATAGTTATCATAGTGGCACCGTTCGGTAAATATTTATCTATAGAATATGAAATGGCTTGGCTTGGCAAAACGGTTTTAACTAACTCCATTAACTGAGAAACACTTAACACCGATTTCTGTAATTCTGCACTAATAACTTGACGACATAGATTTGTGGTTTGTGTTTGTAGTGATGTGTTCTCAAGTCCATCACGATTCATATAAATGGTAATTTGTACATCTAATAAACCCACCACGTTAGTAATTATTCCGTTACCTAAATTAACGTTTACGCTGAATGACTCACCAGATGGTTTGTACCAAAGTTTAGTTTGTTCGTTTAATAATTTTGTTAATGGTTGAATATCGTTGTCTAAATACGATAAAAACATACTGGGTAACGTTTTCGCATACATGGTAGTCGTAATGCTAGATGCGTACTTACACTTTGCGTCTATCATGGTTACACCAATGTTGTATGAAACACCATTAGTATAATTCGATGTCGGTATAACTAATCCGTTCGAAAGTATATAATCCCCAGACCGGTGTAAGTAAACCACATTACCTAAATCGTCTAGTATAGGATCACCAACGTGATGTAGTATCTGTAAATCCACATTACCTGATGCGTCAATAGTAAAGCTAGGTCCGTCTGGGCCACTAACATAAACTATATCCTCGTACACAGCAGGAACATCATCTGGGTACGTCAAATATTCTCCAGCTGTAAGGTTTTCATAAACTGGACAATACAAATTAGGTAAATGTTTTCCAAAGTAAACACTTATAGTTTCATAAGTGGCACCAATAACACCTGTGGATCTGTTTAACCTAGGTGTGGTAAACATAGTGTCAAACGCAGTGTGTAGATTACTGTTATCGCCAGGTACCAAATAGAAAACATTAAACGTAGTTGTCATATCAAAGAACAAAGGTTCATTCGAACCCGATGCATTCTTAAAATTTAAAAACTTTAACTGGTTAGCTGTATTAATATCAAAGTTTGTTAATATATCAAATTCAAATGTAGCTTGATTAGAATACACAGCTGCTAAAGAATCTAAATACACTGTGGTGCCACTTCCTACATCGAAATACGATATCTGACATAACACCGTTTGTAAATTAGATGGAATTGCTGCTGTGAGCATTAACTTATAGGTATTTCCAGATAATGTAACGCTACTGGACATTGTGGCTATGTTATACACACGTTGTGTGTTTTGTAGTAATAGGTTTCTACCAGTGACTTTAGGGTCATCTAAGTAATACGCCCTTCCAACAAATACGCGGTCGCTGTAATCCAAAATGTACGTGAAAGGGGTGTACATATATATGCCGCTATTAAGTTTGTCACATAACTGTTTACCTGATAAAGAATTTATTTCGTTAATTTCAGTTGGTGTTAGTAAACTAGCGTCACCGTTTGATATTGAAAATAGAGCACCCGGAAGAATACTCGTCCTTCCAGAAGAGTGTACAATAACCTCACCGCTTGTATCATTGAGCGTATAGTTACTAATCGTAACTTTAACTACGTTATTGGTGGCTAATGGAGAGGCTGAAAAACCAGCCACTGTATTAGCGGGTAAGTTCTTACTAGCTAAATACATTCTACTTGATACGTTATTGAGTAACACCTCAGTTGAGTAACCGCGAGTTGATAATTCAGCGGTTATATCAGTCGGACGGATTGGGGCTTTCTTAGAGTTAATTCGGTATATAACACGTTGAGACACCTCGTCGAATGTAAGTGGGTTTATACCACCGGTCACAGAACCGGTACCCTGGATGACTATATCGTTAATTTTATTAAGTGCTGCTACAGCGTTGATATTTGCATTATTTAAAGTGTCATAATTATCGAATGTGGCACTAAAGTTATTGTAGGTTACTTGAGATAGATCTGTTGAAATATCACCCAGTGTAGTGTAAATGTCAACTCGTATAGATGTATCGACTGTGTTTAATGTTTGGTATATATCAGGTAATGTAACAGACAATGTATTGTCTGTAAGTGAAAGTAACATAGTTGGTTTTTCTACATCGTACACTTTGTCAGAGAATGTAGTTAACAGTTCAACCCAAGAGCTAGTTCCGTTACTCATAAAAACTCTAGCGTAACAGAAATGGTTAATAAAACTAATCGATTGATAAAACGATGCAGTTTGACCCAAGGTGAATTTCTTGCTAAAACTAGACACTTGTATAACTGGTAATTCAAATTGTAAATATTTAGTGCCTTCGTAGGTTAAATAATTGTAAGCTATGACGTTGGCTAAATATGGCACTAGGGGGTTTGGAACACTTGTGTCGTAATAAACCTGTATTAACTCACCTGGTAAAATGTTAATGATTACAGCGTATCCAATCTGCATAGTTAAATCGTTAACAAAAATTTTAGTGTCTCTTGGAATGATAACTGTTTTTACAGCCGAACCAGCGACTAGCGGTATAGCGTCATTAAGTAATTGGTAAAATGGAATCATCCAATTTAAAGTGGATTTCCCACCAGTTGCAAAAATACCAATGTAGTCCGTATCAGACATGTGGTGATACAAGTCATCCATAGATTGTGCTAAGTACGGATATTGTTTTCTTGAAAGAGCTTCACTTTTTGCGATCGATACAGCAGATGCACACATCGCTGTTTCTAATAGGTAAACAAATGGGTTACTTGGGTCTACAATGTCCACACCCTTTAAAGCTAAAGCCAACCCATTGGTAGCGACCTGCATCATACTACTTGGGTTCATATAGAACCTATCTAAGTTACTTACCAAATATTTGGTAAGTGTTGTTTCAGTTGTCATTTTACATACCTTTCAATAATTGGTTATCTACCTTTTTTATCAGGGGGTAGTATTAGGTTTGGGGTTAGTATAGAAGACCCAACAGATGAGTTCTGTACCATGCTAGCCAACCCTTCGACACCGACTTTTCCACCAGTTGGTTGTGTTTTAGGTTGTGTTTGTGTACCGGTTTGTTGCGAAGACTTCTTTTTAAGTAGCTCATCTACTCCGGCTAATATACGCTTAATCTCTTTTATTTTAGTATCGTATATTTGTTTCTCAACCCACCACTCCAATTCAAGTGTATCTATGTTAATATAAGGGTACGCTTCAAAGTCAAATATTTGTTTAAGATTATATTGGACCTCAGATTTACTCTGATCTAATTTAACCATATTTGATTTACTACCAGCCATATCTACATTAAATAACTCTACAGTTTCATTAAATTCGTATAATAGAATACTTCGGTTCTTTTCAGCACCAACGCAGTGTAGGTTTATTTGAACCTTATTGTTTTCACTATTATACACGTCTGTTCTATTGTATCCGAATTTTGAACCATCTGGATTAGTTGTTGGTATAAAGTACCCCGGTGCAGCAATGTTCTGTACAAAGGTTCTAGTCTTATCCATGATTAAACGGTAGTACCTCGATGTATAATCCATCTCGTTACAAATCAAGAACACTGGAAACGGACACACCGTACCTTCAACTACTCTATTGCCCCACTCTATCCACGCCCCAAACATAGCGCAGATAAAGTCCCCGTCCATGTTGTCAAATGTAGCGGTGATATCGAATACACCATTAAACTCAGAGTATCCATCGTAAAAGGTAATCTGCTCACCCCGTTTACCTTCGGCACTATTGTAGGTGTCCATCTGTGTGTCAGGCATAGAACTCAGCGATTCTAAAAAGTTACTAATCGGTAAAAACGCTTGTTTATCATTTATAAGTTTAGATCTTTGTAGAATTTTAGAATCTTTTAACGCTGAGGCCGATAACGTCTTAATGTCAGGTTCACCAAATAGATTGGGTGATAACATACATCGTATAGCGTTTGCCATAGAGTTCTCTCTGTCGTCCGCTAGAAAGTCCAATTCGCTTATAGCCTTAACATTATTGTATGTTAGGTTACACGCGGGTTTTGTAAAGAATACATACCCCTGATGGTCGGTGTTGTGTGGAATAGGAAGTAGACCTTTGTTAATGCTCAAACCATATAACATGGACATTGCAGAACTTCCAGAAGGTCCAAGTCCGTGTTCTAAATTACTTAGATTTAAAAAATCGTTAATACTTAACGCCATTGTTTACACCATTATTTGATAGGACACTTATATGAGTACGAAGAACGATATAACCCACACGCCGCTAGAAATTGCAGCGTCGGTAGCCCACGCTGCTCACAATATCACGAGTAATTCACTTGCTGAGTATACACGACCAGCCAGATTAGAACCAATTGCATTAATTGACAAAAGTTTGATGAACAGCTTAAGTGTGGAACACATTGTGGCTTTAGAGCAAACCATGGTGTCTGTGTTTAGCGGTATGTATTTGATGGCTATTGGAATGACTATGAAAGTCGGAGACATTGTCCCATTGACGATTCTAAGTCAATTCTCAACAAACCGTAGTTTGACATTAGCTGCTGGTAATTCAGTTTACTGGGCGTTTGAAGGACTGATGGATAAGGCTGTTAGCGAGTTCACACACATGCCAACGTCAGAAGAATTAAGTCTGGTAATGGACACTAACATGAATAACGCATCCTATGGTTTAGAAGCCTGGGGTGATGTGTCAAACGTTTATGGTGTCGGTGTAGCCACTGACCCAAAAGCGACAAGTGCGAAAGAAAGTGTAGACATAGATAAAACTATTCACAACATCATGGATGAGTCTAACTTAGTTGTAGGTAAAATCTTAAACGTACCTATTAGTTACGGTGACCATACCACGACTATTCAAACAACGGTCACTCTACGCCCTAAATCTATCGCTAGCAGCGATTTAGTTACAATCTGTAGACATAACTCAAGAGACTTGTCTTGGGCTGCTAGATGGCACGCAATGCGTTCTGGTGAAATTTCATTTGTAAAAGACTGGTTATTAAACCAAGATGTAATTGAGGAATACCGTAGAGGTCTTCATTCAGATAAAACCGGTATATTAATGAACTTGAAATCTAGCCATACGAAAAATATTTGGGCGGCAATTATCAGCGGCAGAGCTTCACCAAACGCTATCTCTGCAATGATGTTTATAGCCAAAGAAACAGCTATGGATATACAGCGTGCCACTGGGCATAAGTTACAGAATTTCCACGATAGAGAAAAAATATTTGAAGGAACCTCTTCCGCCTGGTTAATCGTGGTCGATTCTATTCGTGAGACGTTTACAATTTATACCCGTGGAATCGAGGACACAGTTGATAGCAGCTTTGTTCATATTAAGGGTAATGCAAAGAACCCTAAAGGCGTTGACATTAATCAAGTTATGGAAATGTTCAAACTTGGTAAAGTCAGCAATATGTTAAACTAACTTAACGTTGAGGCGTTTATGACTTATAGTTTTGAAGCGTTCTTCCACTCATTAACACCAATGATACTGCGTAGTGATTTAGAGCGTAATGTGGATTTGGATTTAGGTGAGTTAGAAAATAGAACCCTGCCTATGTTTGAGCGTGCACAAGGTGTTAATTTAACGAGTGTCGTTGAACAACGCATCCATAGTGCCATCATGGGTAGATCCAATAAAAAAACAGTTTATGATTTGTTATTTGAGACCATTCAAACGGTGGTTGATAACAGAGCCCTAATCCTAAAGATGGTATCAACTGAGTTTAATAAAGAAAACCCAAAAGAAGTAAGTGATTATTATAAGTTGAATATATTGAAATACTTAGAAGCGTTCCGTTTCTTATCGAGATATTCAATTGAGTATATCACTGTCATGGTAATTGAAGCCATGACGGACCATGACTATTTAAAGTTGCCAGACGTTAAGTTTTCTACAAAGTTTATAACTGACAACGATAACATGGCGCAAATTGCTCAAGTTTGTAATCAGTTAAATCGACCACTACACGAGTTCCTTAACGAAATAAAATCGTTAAAAGGACATCAGTTCGTGGAATATGACTGGAAAGCAAATGCCGAAGCTACATCCAAAAGAGTAGATGTGTTTAAGTCAGGTTTAATTCCCATTAGTTGGAACCCACTTTATCATGCGCAACTTATGTTTGCCACATGGTCGTCTGAAAATGATACAAAGACTCAACATGAGTATGATCGTTTGCAGTATCTTTTGTTACAACTAAAAGACCAACAAGAAAACACAACTGATAAAACTGTATTAGAACGATTGAAAAAACAAATCTTATATCGAAGTGACCAAGTTAATAAGTTGCAAGTTTCGATGGAGAAGATTGAGGAGCGGTATGGTGTATGATAGCTGTAACTGAACTTGCGTGTAAGCGTATACATGAGATTTACACACGGTCACTAAAGGTATGTAACAGTGACGGTAACACTACTAATCCAAATTTTATGGATGTATTAGAGTTAAATAAACTGATGTCTACACATAGTGTGTTAATCCCCACATTGTCGGATAACCCAATGTACTGGAGGTTTTTACATAACTGGCTAGATTATATGCGTACTGGGTATTGGTCTATGGTACCGCGTGTGTGGTATGAAACCATGTGCGACTCTATGAACGACCCTGGGCTTGATAAACATCAAATAGATGTCGAGTACAGCAAGTATTTAATTAAACGAAAAGAGACGTGTATAGCTTTAAATATAGACTCAGCTAGTAGCGCCGATAGTTTAGTGAAGTTGCATTGGATTCAGCGAAACGACGGGGTTGGTAGTTTTATATCGGTAGCTCATGTTTTAATGAGAGTCTTTCTGTATAACAACAAATTACATATATCGGGTTTACGTACCAATGCTAGTACACCAACTGACGATGTGGTAAAGAACTTAGACCGTAGTTTTAATTCGGCTGCCCAAAACGAATGGCCGGTTAAAGGTAATACTAGTTTGGAACGTATGGTTCAGCAAACTGGCACTGAGGAAACTGTTGGTGAGTGGATGACGATGTAGACAATAAACCGATTGTCGGTTTATGGATTTTGTAATTATATGTACATTAAAGTGCAAATTAATATTAATTTTTTAAACAATTGTTATAAGGTAAAAATATCATGGCTGGATTTACATTGTTAGATGATGAAGAAGTAAGCGTAGAGCTTTCTAATGGCGATTTACTGGAAATTATTCCAGAAGAAAACCTGGACGATCACGCTCCCGATGAAGCGTTAGAGTCTGACGTTGAAGACGTTGGTGAAATTGCCGAAGGTCTTGAAGCGTGTCACGATATGTTGGCACAAGCCGCCGCTGCAAACGCAATGAACCCACAAGCTGCACAATTTGCAGGTTTAGCTATTCAATTAGCCGAGCGCAACATTCGCGGTAACTTTAGCAATGGTTTAGGCAAAGCTTTAGAAGGCAAAGGTAAATATGGTTTAGAAGACTTCGAAGACAAAGCTTCTGGTACAGCATATGCGTCATACGCCATGTTGGGCATTATGGACACACTCGGTAACGTCTGGGAAAAAATCGTTACCTTCTTAAAGAGCTGGTTTGATAAAATCGCAGCTTGGTTTAACAAATATTTATCGGGTGCAGCTTTTGCTAAGCGTAAAGCTCAGGCTGTAATTAATAAGGCTGAAAACGTGAAAGGTAGTTTAAAATCTGAAGAAATGAATATTTCTCCGATGGAGTATATGAATTTGACAGTCGGAACAAAGTTCTCACCAGAAAAAGCTATCACCGATACTTTAGCCGCATTAAAAGATGTTAAAATTGGCGAAATCTCAAAAACTGTGGAGAGTATGATTGCTGAAATTAAGATTATTAAAATTAAGGATTCTGGTTCCGCACTCAAACTAGACAAGAAGACTGAAAATACATTAGCAGGCTGGGCGTCGAAAGTTTCTGGAACTGGGTTTTCTGAGTTCAACGATTCAAGATATAAATCGAGTCCAACTGAAAAACACTTTAAACTGGGTAACATTGGTGGTGGTTTAACTTTAATTATGACACTTTCAGGAAAAGAGGCCGACAATGTGGTCTGGTTTACTCGTGCCAGCATGAGCTCTACCAAAACGAAACCTGACAGTACAGGCGAAAAGAAAATTAAGGGGCTACAAGGTAGTGCGGTAATCTCTTTAGCAAAAACTGCATTATCCGCATGTGAAGATTTAATTTCGCAAAAAGATATGTACCGTGCCGGTAAAGGTAGTATTTCAAAATTAGACGGTGAATTAAAAAGTGTTATTGCAAGCCTAAAAGGTTCTGTAGGTGGCGGTAAAAATGGAGAGTATGTAGGCGTCATATCCGGGTTTGTGAATGGTTTGGTGTCAACCGTTACGGTACCTTACAACTACCATAAAACTTTACAGTCACAAACTTTAACCTCTGTAAACTCCGCATTGAATTATTGTTTGAAATCACTGAGCCATCATAAAGTATCCTAAAGCTTCGGTGTACTAATCTGGTAGGACCCACGGGAGTTCCCGTGGGTCCTACCTCTATCACGTCATTTAATATTTTTATTAAAAATCATATAGACTCAACCATGACAGGTGTACACCAATGACAAACGTAGCTGTTCCATTAAGAGAAAGTAGTAGCGCAATAATTCGTCCTATCGTCAAAACAGTGATAGAACAAATTCTGTTTATTACAGAAGCTGAACATGTAAAGAATATAATTTACACACAGAGAAGTAACAAAAGCAAACAAAAGCAAACAAACGAACTTCACGAGCCATTACGTTTAGAAACAAACGAGTTAATAAAAGTTGAATACAGCGTAACGCCCAATGTCACAGTGGCCGATAATGGTAGATACTTACGTGATTATTTACCCATTTATACAAATAAAAAATTAGGTATAACTTTAACCCCTATGCACGCACACATGGTAATCGAGATGAATGTTACATATCGATCACAAAGTTATGACGAACTACTTATCTGGTTAACAAACTACGCTAGAGCTACATTGCGTATCTCTGCTAGCGCCCACCACAACATTTTATATAACATAACTATACCAGACGCAGTTTACAATTATTTATACGATGTATGGGGGTTAACTGAAACAGTTGCCCCATACGGTAATACATTTGGTGAGTTTTTAACAGAGGGGTTTGTTACAGGGTTATCCTTACGTTCTAATAAAAGTGAAACTGCTGAAAAGTTAATACTAGCTGTTAAAAACACATCGTGTTTAGGAATGTATACACAACTACCACCAGATGTTCCTACAACTCAAGGAGAACCGCCATTCTCTGAGATAACATTCACGTATACGCTTAATTTTGAACAACCCACTGCTATCCTACTACGTTTTCAAAAAATCATCCACAATCGACTTGTAGACATTAAACATTTATATAAATATGCTGATAGAAATTTACACGATGATCCAATGAGAGGACAACAGACATTGTCTGGGGTTGTGTACGATAAGATAAAAAATCAGCAAAATGTTGTAACCTTTCCTGAAAGAAGTGTTAATGAATCGGATGGGTGGCAGCCGGAGATTGTATACCCTGGGCATAAAATTTATTTACACGTTCCGATTAGATTAGATTTAGATGACCTACATAGTGTAATTACGTTTTCCGAAATAGTAAATATGGGGTTCCCAGATTGGATGTTACCTTTAGTGATGTCCGATATAGTCGCTCCAGTGACACCGTCGAAATGGTTTTATTTGTTCACTTTATATGAAGTGAATGAAACTGAAAACCTTGTACCGGTTTATATAGATGTGGCGTCTGGGGAAATAAAATCTATGATTGCATTGGACCCAAGAAGTAGACACTATCTGTGTATCTATAAAAACTTTAAGTTAGGCACAGTGGATTTATCTGTCTTACGTAAAGACCCGGTATTATTAACACAAATTTTTAACCAATACATAGCCGGTACACAGTTTGTCACAATCGGAAACGGTAGCTATGTAGTGTCCGATAGCTTACTAAAACAAGTGAATAACGTTTTAGATTTATTACAACAGCCTGGGGCTAACCCAAGCTATAAGCCGTATAAAGTCCTACGTGACGGTACGTTTACATCTACAGTTGTTAGAAACCAACATTAAGGGAGTTTTATTATGCCTACATTTGACCACAGTGAAAATTATTACACGGAGGTACCGCACCATGTGGAACCACTTGCCCCCACTGAATTTGATGAAATTATAAATATAAATATAGACAGCGCTAGCGTATATAAAACGTTGCAATACGATGGGTCCGTTTTATTAAGTTTAAATGGAAGCCCAAACAATGTAACGTACTACTCCAAGTTACTACAGGCAGACGATTTAGTTGTTAATACAAACGACGTACACGATAGGACTATAAAACAGTATCGTCGTATTAACAACTTAGAGATACGTGTTACGCAGGGTTATAACATGGCGTTAGACGATGCATCTAACACATCTGCAATAACTGGCGCAGCTAACTTCTACCCGGTACTCACACCGCATTTTGGTGATGTGTTTGTAATGGACATTGATTCCACCGAGGGAACATACGGGGTTTTTCAAGTTACCGATGTGCAAAGAAAGTCACCATATCACATGTCCTCTTGGGGGATAACATATTCGCAAATCAGATACTCTACAACGTTCCGGGATGAAGAGTCTGAACGTTTTGTAATTGACGAGTTAGACTTTGAAATTGATAATTTGGAACTGGGTAGAAACCCATTAGTCCCGGTAGTCACAAATATCAAATTACAAACTAAACAGCAAATACGGTCTGAGTTAATACCGTTGTATTACAGAACATTTTATAACAAACCCATTGGAACATTTTTAGTGCCATTAATAGACAGTGGTATGGTGTATGACCCATACCTTGTAAACTTCTGGAACTCGACTGTAGGTTCGAATGAGTATTCCCCGTATGCAGTACCGCTGGAGTATCAAACTAACAATGGGTTTCATGAAAAAGAATATAACACTGTATTCGACGTGTACCTTAAGCAACAAAAAGGTTTGATACAGAATGCTGTAAAACACATGGATAAAATTTCAACTATGTATTTTTCAGCACAGCTCCTAAAGATAACAGCGTTAGCAACTGGGTTAGATTATATTCTACATCCACCAATGGGTACTGATTACACCGAGATGCCGATGTTTCACCAAGAAGCGACAGCACCTTTAATCCCACCAGCAGTTCCAGTAGTTCTACCAGAAACCTATATTTTTAGTAGAAACTTTTACGATAACGGTTTACCTGATACGCTTTTAGAGAAATTAATATTAAATGTGATATCGCGCAAATCGATCACTACGAAAGATGTAAATGTCGCATTAGAGATAGTTAAGACTGGCTCAAAGTTAGAACAGTTTTATCACATACCCTTTATACTTTCCTTATTGCAGGTGTCACGATGAGTGTAGATATAGGTAGTTCGGAAGCATTAGAAAAATACACGCAAATTATATTCGACCGCACTTATCGATGTATGTGCGATTTAGTGAGTGTGTCGATTATCCAAACATTACCGGAGATAGATATACCCCAAACGCCGTTTATTGAAACGGTGGGAGTACACGGTTTTAATATGGGTGTCACTAGAAGTGAAACCAATAATACTTATGAATTATTAGAAGTCGCTTATGGCAGGTCTAGGGACTTAGCTGGATATGAATTTTCACAACATAAAGGGGAGGGTAGTGTAGAATCCCATAATCTTACCATAGTGCAGATTGCTGAGATTGTAGCTGGGTATGGTAGGGTTGACTTAACCTCGATTAGTGACGGGCGTGAAATCGCCTTTAATATAAGTAAATTTCTAGAAGTGGAAGAAAATCATTCACGAATAGACTTACATCATAAAAGACCACCCGCTGAAGATTTACAAGGTCTAAAAAACCTATTAGCTTTAGTTGACGCCTTCTTAGAAAAAGCTCCAGTAAAAAACTTTAATAATCGTAGACCAGTACGTTTCGGGAACGCCTCTGCGTCAACTGTAAATAACAGTATGACAATACGCAGACAACAAGAGTACCGAGATGACCCCCGAACTCACAGCAACCCATTTAATTTTTCAAGATGATAATTGACGATAAGGTATTTCAAAGCCAGTTCCTTAAAGTGGGAACTAGTAAACAGAAGCCAGTTAACTTTACTTACAAAGCGGAGTTTGTAGACGGTGACAACAATGTAATACCCGTACACAATGTTTTACGGTTATCTATCGCTGCTAATTACGTTGAGCATTTTAGCGACATAATTTTCTACACGATGGATATGTTTAAAAGTAACTACTTTAAGTTATTAAAGACTAATCGTAAAAGTTTAATGTTACGAGTTACTAAAACCGAATGCTCTTACACTGGTATCATAAACCAAAACGCTACATCATCAAGCAGGTTATATGACGTAGAACTAACACACACTTCATCTGAGGCAGTGGAGACTAGACCTGGTAAATTAACAGGGACTGAATGGGATGACCTAGGTGCGTTTCATGAATTAACCGTTCAGGTTATTGAACGTGGATTAAATGAATTTAGAAATTGGGATTGTCCAGCTAGGGTTTATAAAAACTGTGACCTGACAACATTGATGCAAGGCTTTATGTCGATGCCAATTAAGTCATTAGACCCTAATATGAAAACGGGATATGGGTGCACCATACATCCACCGGATAACAAAGTTAAGTTTTTTCAAAAGATTATCCCATCTGGTATTAGGGTTTATAAATTCCCAAGGTACATGCAGAATACAGTTGGGGTCTATGGTAATGGGTTAGGATCTTATTTGACTAATTCGATGTGGCACGTATTCCCAACGCACAATGTAGACCGTTATAATACCGGTTCTAAAAAGATGACAATTATTAACGTACCACGAAATGAAATGATGGGAAACAATAATAGTTATTTTTTAGATGCTAACGATGACGAGCTGTATGTTTATGCAACTGGAGACACATCACATATTGATAACTCAGATAGAGCCATGAATAAAGTGGGTACTGGGTTTACTACTGTAAACTCCAATAATCTGCTAGATGGTTTTGTTAAGAATGACAAAGGTACACTGACTATTCCAAAAGGTCAAAATTTAATGAGTGTTAACTTTGACCCTCGAGATAGAGACGTTAACAACATTAAGACTAGTAAACCTATATCGGGGAATCGTTTTAATGAAGCCTCAAAAATAACTCGTTCTATGGTTAACACAATTGTAGTAACCTGGGAGTATTCCAATGTAGATTTATTATACCCCGGCATGCCTGTTAAATTCATTTATAAGAACGGCGCCACTGCATATATGTTACACGGCATATTAGCGGGTCATCATACGGAATCAATAACACCTATGCAATCTGTAACCGACCATAGATATAAATCAACCACACAGTTAATCTTAACAGTTGAACGAGCTAAAAACTAATTCGTTTGATTTGTAAACATATATTATCTTGGTGATGTAGTTACCTTAATTACATTCATTTAACTTAACTTTATATCGGAGAGTACCGTGGCTAAAAACACTATCACAAAAGACCAAGAAGCTTATATCATAGCCTTAATTGAAAACGGAGGCTTTTTAACTGCGGACGATTTGCAATACAAAGACGTGCTACGCGCAGTTGGATTTGTCATAACTCGCGACAAAGACGACTTATATTTAACTGGAACGACATACAGTCAGTGTAGCATCTTAACTAAGTTCCGAACCGAGGCACTTTACAAAGCGATGCTAGCCAATGGACATGACGTCCCTATAGATGTGGTGTCGGCACTTGAGAAACAACCACACAAACAGGTGTATCCAGTTTTGTTTCAACTAGGGGTGGTTTTTACAAACGACGCTTTATTAAAGCATTTTCTCCGAAACCCACTGTTTTTATGTGGTGAAGTTTCGGAAAACTCTATGTACGACTACGAAGACTGGTTACAAAGAACAACGTCTATTGCCACAACCTTTCAGTTCCAAGAAATACTGAAAGCTAACGATTTAAAGTTGTTAGAAACCGCGGTTGACAAAGTCCATACCCAGCTGAATGGTGTTATCAACTTTATAAAGTATGAAAAACCAAAAGGGTATCTGAGATACAACCAACCAAAATTACGGTTGGGAAACTTATGTATTAAAGAAATCCTCGAATACGGTAAAGACTTCACTGAGGAGGCGGAGTGGGTGCTTAAGCAACATTTGAAATTAGAAAACTGTAAGTTTCCATACTTACTGTGTAGTAAGAAAAAACGTGAATTAAACGAACCAGATGAAGTCGTAGTTCTCCAAAAATACACTACTGCACATGAAGCACTAAGAGAGTGTCAAACGCACTCTGGGCGTCTGATAGTAGTCCTCAACTACAATCGAAATAAACTTGGCTGGTTTGAGTTACATGAGCACATAACTGGCAAATATGTGTACGTGGGTTCAGAAGACCGTTTAACTACACATAAGGGGTGATTTATGTTATCTACTGAAGAGAAAGCAAAACTGCTAGATGCATTATCGACACTAGTTAATGCAATTGGGCAAGTTTCTATTATTCGAATTGATATAAATTTAGGTAAGGTGCAGTTGTCTTCTGTTGGGAGTTTTAATCGACTATGTAATGCACTTCACGATTTAGTTGATAACGGGTATGTTTTTACACAGCTCAGTGCATACACGTTTGAACTTACACAGTTGTCAATCAAATCACCCCACTCCGACTTAACTGTGTTCGATCTAAATATCCCTATGGTCACCAAAAAAGCATTAATAACAACATTTGGAACGATTTATAAAGGGCGATATAGGGTGAATATGTCTGTACAAGACCTGATTAAATTAACACCGTTGCAAATCAGTTCGGCGCACAATGTCGGAAAGGTTGGCATTTACAAAATAATCAGAGCTTTAAATGATTACGGCCTAACACTAGCGGAGTATTAAACCAGATGTATACATTTTGGAGAACACCGTGAATAAAGAACAATTGATGTTAGCAGCACTCATTAGAGTACAGTGAAACGGTGACCTACCAATTGCTTCCACAACCCCAGCTAGGTGAATCAATTGTGACAAGCACCCAATTAGTGGAATTGGAGAAACTATTACAGCGTGATGACTGGCATTATGGATATACCGATTCTCGTCTAGTCGGCCACATTGACCCCAGTGTATATGCGGCTATTAAAACGTTAGCCAAAGAAATCGGTGAGAGTGGTATCTCACTATGGCAAACTTATCACGACAAAGTGTATTGTTCACCACATTTCACTAAATCAAAAGTGGGATCGTAACAGTTACAGTGTACGAGATGGGAATTCCCGTCTCGTACACATCTGTTTTTTTTTTTAATTAATCAAGTTTAAACCAGTAGTCCAAATAACTTTTATCTCCGTAGGTTGTAATGTGACTGAACTTAGGGTGGTTTACCATTGGCGATAAGTGATTCTTCTGACGGTATATACCGTCCCTAGTCTCCACTACAATAAATCTTCCAGATATTACTTTTTCACCAAATGATACATAATCGCTATTAACTCGAGGATCGTAATCCTTTACACACACACAACGAAACCTACCTAGGTCGTCTTCTTTTAATTGTAGTTTACATAGCAGTTCTCTAGCCTCATCATCATACTCATAAAACTCAGTTTCGCCATTTGGAACAAGTTGATATTTCATAACACACCCATTTTAATCATCAAATAAATTTGCAGATGACATAGAGTTTGAATTAGGTAGTCTAAACAACGCTCTAGAAACTTCACCCACATCTGGTTTAATACCACCCAATTCGAACTTGTAATAAAAATCTCTACGGTTCATAGGGATAAAGTCCCCCTCTCTTCGTTTGCCTCTTGAGACACACCAGTACGAACTACCGTCAATGTGCTTACATACATTTGAAAGAATCTCCATATCAAGCTCACTGTAGATACTTTTAGAGTTTTCGTACCAACTACCCTCTGCGAATAACTTTGTGCAATTACTGGGGTTTTCTTTTGCTATAGCTCTAGCTTGAGAGTCTAACTGCGCACCAGTGGCTAAAGCAATACCTTTAGGGTAGCAGTATGCACGCATAATGTCATATGTCAATGCTAATTTTATATCGTCTCTTGGAGCTGGTGTATGTTTAGCTATTTTTGTGGCGTAATCAAAGTTACACATGTGAATTTCATATCCGTCTGCAATAATCTTATCTAGTAAACTGATAAGGTTAAATACGCTAAATACGTTAGGGTTACATTTGATAAGAAAGACTTTGTAACCAGTGTCATCAAAATACTCCCTTATGTATTCACTTGCTTCATCTTTTACAATTTTACCTAACGGCGTGTAGTTTCCAGTCTCTCTCCAATGTGCACGTTGGTATAAAACAGGTACATCTTGTTCAGTGGTGGTTTCAACACTGACTCGAACAATGGCTGGAATTTTGGTTGGGTCAAATAACCAAGGTTTAGTAAATTTAGGGACATTTAAAGTTAAGTCTAATAGGTGTCCAGTCTTATATCCAAATGACACAGCCCCGATGTTATACGTCCAACCTCTAATTAACCCCCCGCCAATAGCATCGTTTAAACCTTGGTATCCAGTGTTTAACATACCCTTTTCATCGTTCATGGTAATACCACGATCTAATGCTTTAGCGATGTCTGCAATGTTACCAAAGTCAACAATAGTTTCAACTCCTGGAATTTCTTCTTGACTCATCCCAGTATTAAGGTCTGATAACTCTGCAATAACTTCATTTAGGAAAGGCTGCATTTCTAAGAATTCACCACTAAAACTAATTTTAGCGTTCGCCTTCTGTAATGCTTTTCTTGCATTATCTTTTTTAGTAATGAATCGTAGCTCATTGATGATAGATGAAATACGCCCATCTAACTTGTCTGGATTAACCTCTACGCGAAGTACCTTTTCAATAACAGCCATGTATTCTGGATTATCTCTACAGTTAATTCGCATTCTACCGATGACATCTTCTACATCGTGTTTAGTGTCAATAGTGTAGAGCATCCATTCAGCTGAGTCCCTAAGGTTTTCTATAATGTTTTCATCACTACCAACCCCCATTGTAAACTTAGGGTCAATTTTAATCTTATCTAATATCCGTTTTACCTCATCTTTAATGTGATGTGAACCTCCCTCTTTATAACCACATAAGAACAAAAGGGTAATGACTTTAATTAATCTTAAAACTTCGTTATCCATAATACCGAACTACCTCTATATTTTTTGTTTGTTATATTTATGTAACAACCGCTAACCTATCTAACACGACACTAGGAGCTATAGGATGTGAAAAAACTATTATATTTAAACGGCACACAACTCGCATTGCTTTCACAGCAGGGTGTTAACCTTAATACTCTAACAGTTGATAAATTAAAAGACATTCTCGTAGATAGTGATTTTATTAGTATCTGCGAGGCGACTGCCACGATGTGTTCAAAATTCAGTTTTATTAATAGACTTGGACTAGAACTAGACCTAGATTGGTTACAGAGTATCTGCTCCAGCTTTTATCAAAAAAATACAGAACCAGATATACATGGTTTAACCACACCACCAGCAGGAACTATCTTTGGTGCCAATTGTACAACCGACAACGTTCTGTTACTGTACCCTATGGAATCCGAATATATTAATGAGTATGATATGTGCAAGCATTCGCGATTAAACGTCTTGTCTGCTTTAACGAAAATCATGATTTTTAAAGAACTTAAACAGTTAAACATATTTAAGTCTGCATTTATAGCAGAAGGAAAATAACAATGGCCTACTTCGGACAGAAAACAGTAGATAGCGCATCTGTATTAGCAAGATCCGCTATCAAAAATATCGTGTTAACTAACACCGCTCTACTTAACAAAGAAGATATACACGGGTTTTGCGGATTGGAAGCACTTACCGACAGACGAAAAATGCCGGAGTTCCTTGGCAAAGTGAACGAGATGGTCGATGTGTTAAAACGCGATAAAGACGTCTCGGCATGGATTAGAAGTTTAGCCGTACCTGACCGTAACTCGGTGTACTTTGGTTCAAGCGCAGCCCAAGCTGTCGCAGGTATGGAATCGATTAGAGACAGTTGGCTCGATGACGCATTCCAAACATTAGCAGTTTCAGTAATGTCACAGATGGCACCACATGAAACAGTAAAACAATACAATGGTCTTTGTCCACAAGCCGGCAACGAGCGCATTGCTCATAGCTTTCAAGGTTCACCATCATTGGCTAACTTGGACAACCCTGCTTGGGGCGAGAAATGGGGCTTAGAATCATTTGACCCAATTCAACATTTAGATTTTATTGCATCTTCAGCAATGATTAATGCACAAACTTCTATTCCTGGTGGGTTTGAAGATGTTTGGTTTCCAGCCATTTCATTACCACCCGGTCAAGCTGGTTATGATGTTCAGATCCAAGTTCCTAAAATTCTGATTACACGTTATCGCAACACTTCTTCTGGAGCACCGTTACTGTTGCAAAAAGTGAACTTGGTTGAAGCTTCGTATAACCCAGCAATTATGGCTTCGAACAGCATTGACATCGTCCCAATTGCCACCTCTGCCACGGAACCTTCACAGCTAACTCCGGAATCCAGAGTTCCAGCGTGGGACGTTGAGATCTTAGGTGAGAAAGTTAAAACTCGTCCAATCGTATTCAATGAAGAAGTTGGTTTAATCGAACTCGCTACCTTTAGAGGCATTGAGAACGGTGGTACAATGGATACAACCGACTCCCTATATACCAACATCGGTATCAAAACTATCTTCTTTGAACTGACCGTAACAACTGGTAAAAACACAGCTACTCCAGTTGTTAAACGCGCCGTAATTAAAAACGATGTAACTAATGTCGTTGGTACACTACTGCAACAAAAGACGTTGGGTCGCCCACAAGGTTTACAAACCACCGCCGATGTACCGATGTACATTAGTAGCGATTTTATTCCTGTCTCAGGTGACACAAACGCTGACATTATAAGCGCACTCCGTAACATTTTAGGTTTATCAGCGGGTGCGAAATTTACCGTACAAGGTTCCGTTCGTTTATCTTCTACTGCTGATTCTGAAATCGGTAGCATGAACGTTGACCAAGCGCAACCAAAAGTCGTTAGCGTATTCGGTCCGATTAAATCTGGACAAATCCCAGTAACGTATGACATTTCTGCATTAAACACAGCTTCCACTAGTGTAACCATCACTATGGATAGTTGGTATCCTTCAGCCAAACGTACTAACTCAAACTTACGTACCAACGGCACAATTATTGATGCAAGTAACGTTGTTAACTATCGTTTACCCATTAACGTGTTTCCACCATTTACTGCTCGTACAGCACTTAACACAACCGACCAAGTTACATTTGAAACATTAGCAAATGTTACCCAATTGTGGGTGTCTGGACAATGTGTTGAAAAACTGATACAAATGGAAGATTGGTTAACTGAAGTGTCTGGCACCCCAATGGGTGTTGGCGTAATGACTAATCAGTGCCCAATTATGGGTGGCGAATTTGTTATACCAACTATTCGTAATGATTTTGTCGATTTACAGGCGTTGGTGAAAAACTGGCAGTCTAAAGATACATTGGTTAATATTCGTTCTGCTATTCAAGGTAGCATTATGTATAACTCTTTGTCGTTGTACATGGACTCAGGTTATTCTTCTGCGATGCAAATGTTGTTATCTGATTTGGATGCGTATGAAACAATCGTCGTAACTGATCCTTTGATCGCACAATACTTTATGGAACCCGGTGACATCAGAACTTTCGGTGACAATCGCAAGTACATCATTACCAAATCTAACAACAAAGACATTCGTGGTAAAGTGTATTACTCGTTCCGTTTAGTTGGTTCAGGTGATTTAGTGCATCCGATGACATTTGGCTGTAGATTACAATCTCCAAACATCACGTATGAAGTGGTGCCAATGGCTCGTAACGGCGCAACATACCGCGAAATTCAATCTATGCCACGTGTAGTACCTTACGCTAACTTACCAGTGTTAGGCGTTATGCACATTCGTGGTCTGGATACATTCGCTAGCTCACCTGCGCCATAGTTTTAACTGTTAGTAAGTAGATATATGCACCCACTCAGACAGTAGTGTCTGAGTGGGTGTTATTCGTTTTTATCTTAAACATATATTATCTAAGTGAACTAATTACTAGTTTACATTTAACTCAATAGGAGAAGCGTATGAAATATGTATTTCAAAGATTTACAATGGCTATAGTGTTTACAATGGCGTCTTTTAGATTTTATAAAGATAGCATTGTAAATGAACAACCGTCTGCACTATGTTTATACTGGGCGTTCATTGCAACAATTTATGTAAGAGAGTTGGATAAAATAAAACCCGCTAATAAAGTTTTTACTAAATCAATCTTGTCTAATGCAACACATGACGTTAATGTACATAGTGCAAAATTAGATACATTAACTGACGAACAGGTGTTGGTTTTGTGTAAAATAATTAAGTACGAAATGGCACCCTTAATAAAAAGATACATACGTGGAAAAATTTCTATATTCAAACTATATAGAGTTTTTGATTACCATTTACTTGATACCGAAAGTGTTTACCACAATCGATTGTTGGACCTTGGGACTAGTGTGGATACGTTGAACTCCGTCCACGCATATTTATATTCGACAATGCGTTATATCGTGTTAAGTGGTTCTGTTGAATGGTTTCAGCGTATAACAACGCTGTATTCAGAAAACGTAATTAAATTTTCACAACCGTTTAATTTTATAGCTTAATACACCCACCAGACTATTTCTGTCTGGTGGGTGTATTGTTTTTTCAGTAATTTAACAGACATATATTATCTAAATGACACTAGTTAGACATTGGATATTAAAATGGAAGTTGTAAAAAGTGTACTCTCAGAAAAGAAACTAATACTTAATAACGCTAGAGGATGTTCAGTAAGTTCTACATATGTTAACTTTTCAAGTTACTATTTAGCAGTGTGTTTCAGAGATGGAACTTACACTATTTTGTCACCTAATGCAAACGGGGTAAGTGCAGATTTATTAGTTATCGAGCATAACAAAACGAATCACGTAGATGGTATCTTAACGATAGATGGGGATGAAGACCCTATCTTAAACCACATACGTGACGGTCTATCAAAATCTAACGGGAAATATGTTACATGGGAAGAAAGAGTTAATATAGATTGTATTATAAAAGCACGTGGTGGTGTGTACATTTCAAACTTAGACGTCTATGTTGGGATAGCTACCCAAATGGAAAGTATACACTTCCACCCTTATAGTTATCAACACGCTTTAAATTCCATGTTAAATCATGGAGAGGACTTTGATACCGCATCACAGATAAGCATTCGATTGCAAATAATCGACAACCAAAAACCAGGTGTAGATTACTACACTATATTAAATAGCAACATCGTTCATTTAAAGAGCGAAAGGAGTCTTATAAAGGGTAATGGATTTTATATAAGTGGAATGCCGGAATTGCAATCGGCGCAGGCAAACAAACTACGATGTGTACAAATCGTTAGTTTAGAAAAAGCTCTGTCTAAAGAATCGTTGTTTACACTGTTTACGACCCTAGCTGAAGCTACAGTGGCTGTAAATGAAAACATAACCCGTACATCTCAAAACAAGTTAGATACCACACAACATGAAAAGGTTATACTTGAAATAAAAAGAGAGGTAGAAATATTGCAGCAAGAGAACCAATTGTTAAACACTAAACGGGTCCAGAAAGAAACTGAACTTAAAGACTACAAGGTTGAGCAGGAGAAATTACAACAAGATATAAAATTTAACTATGATCTACGGTTACAACAACTGAAGGAGGAAGCTACAGTTAAAAGTAGTGAAGCAAAATCAACGATGGAGTATTATAAACTAGCAGGGGCTATATTGGGGTTCGGGTTAATAGTGGCGAAGCTTATATAAATTTTAAAGGACGTTAACCATGATGTGTTTGTCTAAATTACATTTATAGAGGGGCTATATGGATTCGAAGATGTTAAAGTATTGTAATGAAAGAGTTGCACAGTTAAATACGGATATTATTACCTGTGTGGCTACTACTCAGTTAAACAAAGTGGAGGTGTATGTTGACTGGGTGTGGAAGTGTGCAGCCAAGGGTTTTCCTGAGGGGTTAAAGTATAAGGGTGGTAGACGGTGCACTCCGCGTGAAACGTTTGCTGAGTTAACTAAAACCGGTACACCTAGCCGTATTTACGATATGGCTAGATCTGATGTATACTTGATGCGGTATGACTTCGAATACAAGGGTGTAAAACTAAAACCTAAACATATATTTTTACCCTTTATAAACGAAGGTGGACTAATGTTTATCCGTGACACGCAGTATAGCGTGACACCAGTTATCAGTGGGAGAGTATTTAACATAGAACAAAGTAACATTTACTTGCCGTCCACCCGATTACGTATGGGGTTTTGGCAAATAAACATTTCATGTTTAGTAAATGACATGGAAATTAACCCATACGCAGTAGGCAGTTATCTCTTTTCAATTTATCCGGAAACAGATAGATCCCCATTAAAACCACTATTAATACACTATTTGTTAGCTAAGTATGGGTTGGCTAAAGTTTTAAAGTTTTACAAACTGAATGCAAAAGTCGGTGGACCAGAATTAGATGAACTGGATAAATCAAAATGGTTCGTCTTCAAAAGTAAATTAATACATACTGCTGCGTTATATGAGGGTAGGGCACCAGAAACAAGAATTGCTGTGTCTTGTGAAACGTATTACACGTTGGCAAGTAACATTGTCGCTAGCATATTTTACATAATGGACAACGCTGCTGAGGCAACAGCAGAGTTAGATGAGTTAAACAACCCTAATCTATGGCTTCGGTTATTAGACTTTTTCATATACAAGGAGCAGTGCGGCGAAACAAAACTGAAAGAACGAATGACAAAACATTTGGAGTCAATGGAATCTACCATTGACTCCATTACAATTGATACGTTTAGACGAGCCGGAGTGGACTCTAACACAATCTTTGAACTGTTCCGACACCTTACCCTTAACTTTCAAGATATGTGCGTACATTACGACTATGGAACGATGTATGACTTGCAGTTGTGTACAGTGGAACCAGTGACATTTGGTGTAAGAAAAGACATTTTTAACACGATGTACATCTTACAGAAAACGCCGGATATATATCTAGAAGAGGCTAAGATAACTAGTATAATTTCTAAAAATATAAAACGTGACAGGATTTTAGATTGGAAAGGACATGGGGAACTGGAACCAGTAAGCGTGGCATCGTCTTGCATGGTATTTGGTCCATCGGCTGATTTAATCACACACAGAAAAGCAACAGGGGTCTCTGGTGATGGAATGGTAGACTTGAATGATAGAGGTCTATTAATGCACCAGAGTTTATTAGAAATCGCATCAGTGCACGCGTGTACAGGTAAGGATTTTACGGGGAGATCTATAGCCAACCCGTATCAGAAGTTTTCAAATGGCTATGTTACACAACCGTCACCAGATACTAAAGGTCAATTAGATAGACTTGGTGCACAATTAAAACGAGGAAAACATTTCAATGAGGTTAATATATGCTAGATAGATTTCGTACGGGGAATAACTCAGGTGGCAGTACACAATCCACAACGTTGTTAGCTGACACAATAGCACACTTTGCAGACAAGTATAAGCTAAATGAACAGGAGTATCGTGACTTCATTACAGTTATTGAAACGCAGTTTGTAGAAGTGTGGGAAGATTTAAGTCCATCGGTGGGGGCAAACACCGATAGTTTCATGGATGCGTTAGTTTTAAGTATGTTAGGTACAGCGATTCCGGAGTTTACAAATCCAAGTAGTCAGTGGTATTCCCCAGAGATTGTAAAGTCTGCCACTATGGTTAACTCGTTAGATAAAGCTAGAGCCCAACAGCGGCAACCACAAAGAAGTAGCAAGCATTTGTCTAACGTAGGTGTAGCTCGTAATGTCCAACAAAGTCACAGTCGTGGTGGCGGAGCATATTCTACGCACGGTAGTCGTAGAGGGGAAAATAGAAAATCGAGTAACTTAACCCAGGATGAAGATATGTTCGACAAAAAACATTACCACGGCACCGTTGGACTACCGCACACATCGGTTCCATTAAAGCAAACTCCCGGTGGAACAAAACCTGTACCGAATGTTATTGTTAGACGTGTAGCTGTTCCGGTAGTATCTGACAGAAGTGAAGAGTTTGAAAAGAATGACAACTCTAACATAGACCAACTAACACACGAACCCAGTGTCGTAAGTTACCAATTAGATACAGCTAACGATTTACTAAATTCTGATACACCATGTTTATATAAGTGGTGGGTAGAAGAACACATGGTATATGGTAAAAACACAGCTACTCCAGAGTCCGATGAACGCATAACCAGCATTTTTAATTCGTTTGCTGAGATTGACAATTATGATACGTTGATCGATCTAATAAGGGAGTTAGGAGCATTGGGTAAGTCTGAAGTCATAATGTGGCTTTCTAACAGAATCACTGATGAAATATTACAGTTCATCCAACGCAATTACGAATGTAGTGAAAATTTGGTATGCACACATTACCTACGAAAACCAGAAGAATCGTTAGCCGAGTTAGGCACGTTCGGTATTAAGGACATCGTAGTTAGTCAAATATTATTTATTTTTCGTAAACTATTTAAAGATTGGGCATTCCTAGTTTTACGTCCAGTTGACACAGTCGTATCTGAACTAGCTGAACTCAATGCGGAGTCTGGCATTGGATCAGCAAAGAAACATTCAGTTACAACCACTGTAATTTTACGGTACCCTAAATCGATACTCACTATTCCGATAATAGCTTTATATTACAAACATGGAGTTGCAGAATTGGAGATTAATGATAAATCGCTGTACGTACTAAATGCCAACCCTGTGGTTAAGACTGATGCGATTGACGCATTAATCCAGAACGTGTTTAGTAAAATAGACCATCCGTATGACCACGAGTTATTAATAATGGATAAAACATTAACACTTTACAGAACATTTAAGTTGCGGGATGAACCGCCAACAGAAGTGTTTTATGAAATAGAACGTTTGACGTTATAAATATGAGACCCATACTCACTAGTGAGTATGGGTCTCATAATTAACAACACTTATTTTTTTTTGTTACTACCAGATAACTTTTCTATCATCTGGTTAATCTTTTTCTCATCCTTACGTTTACCCCACCATATAGTAAACCGTCTATACCCATTGTATAACTGAGCTACACCCAAAAACATACCCACCACATACTTAAGTACATCCGAGACTTCCCCAAATTGGTAATTGTCCGTTATCGTTTCATGCACTATGTGCACATAATCCAAACCAGATTTTACTTGGTCTAAACTATCTGGCGGTAATGAAAGCTTATTTAGATCCATACAACACCCCGTTATGAAATGCTATTAAGCACCCCGCATAAATATAACCCCACAGCAACTGCGTCTATGCTATCGGGGTCTAATGTGTGTGTATTCCCGATAACGTTTTTTATATTCCTTTCTAAAATCGCTGTCCTGACTAAAGATTTATCTCCAGACCCCCCACTCACACCTAAGTTTTTTTTAACTAATGCCGCAGGTACACGCTCGAACAACAACGCTTCATCGTATTGAAACACAGTATTCTCTAACGTTGTCAAAACGGTAACTAAACCCTCAAATGCCGCAGGGCGTTTAGGGTTCCAGAATGGAATCTCAGACCCAACTAAAGTCGGATTAAATAGATTTAGAATTTCCTTAAATTTTATAGTTAAAGCGTTTAATCTAGCATACCTTTCACCATGTGTATCGACTATATATCCCGACTCCTTTATTAAAGCGTCAGTGAATATAGTTTCAACAAACAGTATAACTATTTCACCGAGTTCATCGAGTTCTAATATAGCAACTCCACATTTGTGTAATCCGGGGTCTATAGATAATATTTTCATTGTGTTAAATTGACATCAATAAGGGTTGTGCAATTCCGATGTTAATACCTTCGGTTATGCTTGGATTAGGGTTAGCGTTAGCTGGATAAACGATTGAAATAAAGTTAGCTACTTGTGCACATTGTACTTCAGTGTATGTAGCTTGAACACCATTCACTAGCAACTGGGATTCTATATCAAAACCGTGTACTAGAGCTAACTCTGATATTGTTGCTGCATTAGCTGTACCGTACAGAAGTATACATGCGTCAATAATTCCGTTTAAATCAGCTTCACTTAGATGTATACTGGTGTCTATGGTGGTAGCAATGTGATTGCCTGACACTAGGTTTAAAGAAATATTTGACGAATCAATCATATTGGGGTTTTGTGTAGCAAGTGTTGGAACGTACACCTGCTGATTAACAACTTCGCCACCTTCCAATTTAAAAGTGCTATACCCAATGTGCATAGGTGGAAAATCTATTACCTTTAAATAGTACGCTATATATGGGTTTCCGCGTATAACCATTGGTACACGTATTCTATACTTCGCCATTTCAACTAAAGTTAAGTCGTTGTTAGCTGGCACAACTATCCATGGTAACTGGTTTTTTAAGGCTGAATCTGTACAGCTGTGCATTAAACCGCATACAAAATTGTCACCAGTTATAACAGCGTGACCACCGTTTCCTACAGCGAGATATTTTATTTCCGGATAACCCTCTGTCGGTGGTGCCGCATAATTTATACCAAATTTGTCATTTAGTGTGGTGCCTGCTTCTGGTGTAAACGGGAGTTTATATTTACTTGCTAATGTAGCGTATTGGTCGTAGATTGTTGTTACAGCGTTCGACTTTGACATATCGCGGGTTCCTATTCGGATTGAGTTGTAATTTGTGGACTGTTACCACCAATGTAAGATTGGTGGTGTCCCTTAAACTTGGAATTTAGTGAAACAAAACTTTCTATATTGGTAACGTATTGTGCACCGGTAGCTTTTACTGTATAAACGATACCGCTATCTAATATGTTAGAAGAATCTTCAACATGTGTAAACCGTGGCATCACATCGACGGATACGTCTATAGCCGTAGAGTTATTTATATCGACATACGATACTCGACAGTCAGGTAAGTTTGCTAGTAGAGGGGTGTTATAGTTAGTGGCTTCACCAGCTACAAATGTCACTGTGTAACTACATAGTTGACTAAGTATATCTAACATATTTGAATATGGTGATTGTAGCGTAGCTGTTTCAATTTCAATTGCCATAAACTTATTTGAGACCTGTACAAGTAATTCCTTATATGTAAAATCGGTCCATGTACTTGTATTTAATTTAATGCGATTTAAAAAATCGGCATAAGTGGTCTCGACACAAAATGTGCATTTAACATCATTATAAAAAGCCCAGATTAAAGATAATGCTTGGGACCTAGCTATGTAATCAGACTCTTGTGCCACCACAATTAAATGCAGGAATTTGTTAGCCACAACTTTATCCATGTGACTAGAAAATTCAGATAACGAATATTGCTTTTTAGCAACAATTTGATACTTGTTTATTGTGGAGTATACATCAAAGTCCCTGCCATATTGAAACTTATTCTCTAATAAGCCACGAATCCTAGATTCCGGAAAGTTAGGTTTAACCATGATATCCTTTACCCAAAACTCAGGGATGTTAACATTATCGTTTTTTGATAACATTGCATTTGCATACAGGTATAATACAGCAGCGTCTTTTGCAGTAAGTAGCATGTTGGTTATTCCAACGTCAACTAAATCCACAGAAATCTTAAACTTAATATAATCAATACTAGTTAAATAAAACCAATTATTGACATGCTCTAGAGTTTTATTAACTAAATCCAATGCAACGTTGTTTGCAACATTTCCTTCAATTACCCCAGTTAATATATCGTTTGATACAGAGCCATTAGAGCCCGTAATTAAAGCCTGGGTATCCAACTCTATTACTTTTTTATTATCGACGCCTGTAGAGGCTAATAGGTTGATAAAATCACTTGGTGTTAGCTGAGTTACATTTCCATATTCTAATATGGTTTCACCGTATGGAAATTTATAAACCCCAACATCTCCGAGTAGAGCATTTAATTTACCTTGTTCCAAATGTTTATGTGCTGTGGTAAAGTTTTTTCTTACAGTGAATGCAGATAGGTCTAAGTTAAATGGTTTAGCAAACCCTTCATTTAAAAAATCTAAAGCCTTAGTGGTTCCAGAATTAGCAATAATGTATTCGAGGTTTCTATATAGAAACAGGGCTTGTCCATACGGGATAATTCCTTTATGTTTAGATAAGTCAAAATACCCACTAAGGTAGTTCCAAACGTGCCACTCGTTTACATACGGGGTTTTACAATTCTCTAATCTAATGTTAACTATCTCCATTGGTAGTGACACAAATAAAATTCCAATTAGAGCGGCAGGGTACAGTTGGTCGGTTAGACTATAATTGACGTTATCGAATCTATACACGAAACGGTTTATGTACTCTTGTACTTTTGGCATAACATTTGTTTCATTATAGTTTAATAGAGAACTGTTATAATGTAGGATTTGGTAATCGTCTGCTTCTATGGAAACCTCAACAGGTATGGGATCGATTATCCCACGTATTAAAATTTCATTGTCTGGGTATTTTAATAGTAAATTCTTAAATGTGTCACCAAGTGTACGTAACTCTGATAAAGTTTCAGGGTTAGTAAGTAACGACTGCACTGTGAACGGGATTATTTCATCGGTGTCCAATGAGTATACCACCATGTCAGTAGGGTCACTGTTATACACTTGTTGTCCAACGTAAGCTATACCTGCTAAGTTTAAGTAATATTTCCACCCTGTACGTTGTACTGTTACAACTTCGTTGTTTAGTTCTAAAATGGTGTTTAATGCTTTAGCGGTGTAATTAGATTTTACAATAAAACTATCCACCAATCGAATAATACCCGACATATAGTTAAAGTATTCAGTTGATACTAACATGGCTAACTCTTCTTAATTAAGTAAAGGAAAAAATATATGAAACCAACAACTGCGCTAGATAACACTGCTGCTACAAAAGATTCTTTAAATCGATTAAACAGAGTGGCGAAGCTTCCGATTACAGATATGGTAACTCCAACATTACGACAAAAAAGTAGTAATGTGAATATGGTTCTCCCACATTTACGTAGTATGGTTGAACAACATGCTGAGCAAAATGCAGATTCAGAAAACATCTTCCACCTGTTACCAGATTTAGAAATTGCTAAGCAAACATTAATCGACAACATTTTATCTCCAACTGATTTACAGGAGGGTAACCTTAGTATCGGTTTACATAAAGAAGCCCCTGCTGAAATGAATGAAATGATTAGAGTGCATTTTAGTTCTGATGGAGGATACAACTACAACAAGAAACAACCAGTTTTTATTGAACAGTCTTTAGTGACCATCGGAAGTGTCGCACTACTTCCAGTCCCACCTAGTGCAGTACGTAAAGTGATACACGATAACACGTACGGGTTAGAAAGTGTAGATGGAACGTTCAAATTTAATAAAGGCGTTTACAACTGTATACCACTAGGTACACTGGCTAACATTAAACCGAATCAAACAGCAGCACAAGCGTTATATTCTACGACATCAGAAAAGATTAAGTCTTATTCATTAGAAGGTGCCTTAGATGACACCGCTACAGCTCTTATAAAAGGCGTGGGTGCAGAAGAAGTAGTAAATAATACAACTGCTACCGAACTACTTAAAAGCTATAAAGGAATTAAAGATGAAATAACCAAAGCAAATGCAGACCAAACCTTAGTTGAACTCACGGATAATCCAGCGTACATTTTCCACGGCATGATTTCTAAATCCGTTAAAGACTATAACATTAAGACAAAGTTAGCTTTGGGCTGGGGTATGGAATCGGTAAATGATAAAAATAATCCACTAGCAGAATACCGCGATAGAAGTGTCAGTATGTTACCGTATCTGGAACTACTGTTTAATAAAGATAAAATTGACACATTAGACCCAATCGTAATACACTGGCCATCAGAATCAGTTATCCCTATATTAAACCCAACAACAAGAGAACACATTGCGTATTATTTAGTTGCGGATTTAGACGGGCAACCTTTACGGTGTGGTAATTATCAGAATCGTTACCGTCAATTAAGTGACAAATTGGATAATACTGTCCACGACCAGGCTATGACAGTTAACTATACGTTTGGTGTATCGTATCCGGGCTCAAACACAGTCGCTATGAACGAAAGAAGTAATTCAGCAATTCTACTTTCAGCTTATCAAGAACGCTTTGAGCGTGAGTTAAAAGAAGTTATTGCGAATGGTGACCTAGGTGTGGAAGTAGACATCGCTAAAGTTCCAGACATTTATAGAATGATGTTTACTCGACAATTGGAAAAGCAAGCCACACGTGTAATTTACGTTCCGGCTGACAGATTGTCATATATGGCGTACAACTATTCGCCTGAAGGAATTGGTGTTTCTCTAGTTGAAAAAACTAAGTTGTATTCGTCATTTAGAGCAGTTTTAATATTTGCGCAGTTAATGGCAGCAGTTAAATCTTCAATTAACCGAAGTCACTTAACTATCACTTTGGACGATAAAGAAATTGATCCACGCGGTACGGTCGAGATGGTTAGAAACGAAATGGCTAACCTACAGGCAGACGGGTTTCCTGTGTATAAGTTTCAATCACAAGATATTATCGACAGCATACTCAAAGCAGGTATGCAAACCACAGTCAATGGTGCGCAGTACCCAAATACCAGTGTTGAATTAGTTGAGAGTAAACGTGACGTGTCTGCTCCCGCCACAGACCTCCAAGATATGCTTAAAGAAATGCAATATCAGGGTTGGGGGTTATCGTTAGACTTATTAGAAAAAGCTAATCAGATTGACTTCATGGGGCAAATTGACAATATCAATCTGCTACAGTCAAAACGGATGTTGGGTAAACAAGCTATAACCTGTGAGCGTGGTGCTAACTTCATTAAAACATATTTACGTTGTGGTGGTAAATTTTATAATGAGTTAAATGCTATTCGTGAATCCAACAAGTGTAATCTCACTATGGAAGAAATAATCGACAGCCTTACGTTAATTTTACCTAAAGCAGATTATGCTCAGCATAAAGCACAAGCTACAGCGTTTACAGATTACACTACGTTTATAACTGACGTAATGGATGCAGTAGTTTCTGATTCTGAATTAGGTAGCCTTTTAAAAGGTGAGAATGTTTCAGGCGATATAGCTGGAGTCAAGACTATCTTGATAAATGAACTAAGAAGAAGATATTTAAAATCAAGAAACATATTACCAGAGTTGTTTGAATTAGTAAGTGATCCAGAGAAAACACTAAAAGGTATTCTTGAAGAGCATGTTAAAACTAATGTCTCTATAGTTGGTGATTTGGCAAATATGGTAGCAAAGGAAGAAAAGAAAGCAGATGATAAAATACAATTGGCGGCAGACAAACTAAACCCCCCGCCACCAGAAGATGACGCAAGTGACGATGGTGTTATAGATGGTGACGCTGGTGATGAAGGTGGTTCTTCTGACGGCGATGTTAATGACATGGCTGGAGACGATGCGGAACTGGATGTAGATGGCGCAGGTGACGATATGTCAGTAGATGAAACGGATTCTGCGGATGACACAGATACACCAGATACCGCTTCTTCTGAAGAAGATAATCCAGATGATGAAACTGAAGAGGGTGATGAAGACAAGGTAGTTAAAGACGATGACGATGATACAAAAGACAAATAACCGAATACAAACTTAAACATATATTATCTGATAGAACCATGTAAGAAATTACATGGTTCTATCATTTACTGTTACATTGGAGATAACGTGGAAGAAAACGAATTTAAGTTTAAAAAGCTAGTTGTTGGTTCAGCTATAACCACCCAGCTAAATTTAAAAACAAAACCAAGAACCGGCATTGACGAAGTGCCAATTGTAATAAACCAATGTATGCCAGTAGGTGCTTTACCAATCGCATACCCCATACGGATGTTTGCCACTGAAGAAGATGTCTGTGGGATACTTACTGGTGATGTAGGTAACTGTATTGTCATTTGGTCAACTGGCACTGTAAAGTGTGTTGCACGGCGTAATCACACAGACGTCACAATTCAGCCTCGCTATATTTGGACTGCACAGCTAGATAGAGAAAGTGTTGTTAAACTTGAAAACTATTTGCATCAAGTCGAAAGGATTATGACAGAGTGTTTACAAGAATTAACATCTACAGAAACAATCACTTACTCAGTTTAATTACACTAGCCCTATAATAGGAATCATAATGAAAACAACACTATTAATTTTATTAACCCTTTTATCAACCTGTGTAGCGGAATTTAGTTACGGTAAATCTATTAAGTCCCCCGTAACAGAAACATACAAAACGGTTATTGCAAATAAGCAATATGATAACGACTTTAAGAAACATGGTAACCCGAATCACTATGCAAATGCCAAATTGTTAAAGTCGGTTTGTGGAGTCGAATCAAAATTCGATCTGAAAGCAAAGTCTAAAAAAGGTGCTAGTGGCATCTGCCAAATCATGCCTAAAACTTGGAAGTATATCGCAGGTAAAAATAAAACAATACCGGTGAAAGACACAAGTGTGCCAAGTCAATCAATTGAAGTGGCATCGTTGATAATAGATGATGCTGCGATAACATGGAACAAACTGCCAAAAGGAAAAAACAAAACGTCTATGGTTTTAGCATCATATAACGCTGGTCCAACTAATATTAAGAAAGCGTCTAAACGATGCAATAGTACGAACTTTGCAGTTCTACAAAAATGTTTAGCAAAAGTGACATCTAAGTCACATGCAAAAGAAACCATCAACTATGTAGTCTCTGTACAAGAGCTATATAAAAAACTACCGATGTAAATAGGAGAAAGATATGAAAAAGCCAAGTCGTAATGGGATGGATAATTTAATTGGTAGAATAGTACGTTATAAAGATATAGCTAATCGCCATCAGCTATCTGAACCAATGTGGGTGCTAGCTTGGTACATCGATAACTGTGTGAAACTGATTCTGGTTGATAAAAATAATGACACCTATGAAAAAGATTTATCGGCATGTATATTCGAGTCATTGCTTTTACCTAAAAAACCAGATGATAACACTGTGCATCATGCAGGTCTAAACTCTTTGATTGGTAAAAGGGTTTCCCATCCAAGTCCATCGGGTCCAACCGTAGAGTCCACAGTGTTTGATTGGAGTTCACACCCTGATATTGGTCCGTCTTTAATTCTATATAATGAACATGGGTTTTTAAAGTATCCGGTCAGTGTATGTGACTGTAAAATCGTAGACGAATAAAACCTTGTGATAGGGAGCATTAATGCTCCCTATCACATACGTCTTTTTTTTACAGTTTAGATTATTGGGATTGGTAAGTCGGCTAATGCAGAAGTAATGTCCGGGTATGATAACTCCTTCTCTTTAATTTTATAAGCACGTATATTACAATCGATTACCCACTTATTTACAACTATAGCTTCATCTTGATATTCGTTACTAAACATCGCTAATGTACTAACTTCATTAACATCTTTAAATTTAAAATGGTCGTTTGTAACCGTTTTGGTAACGAACGTTTCAATTTCCATTGCTAACGTTAAATGTAAACGATTGTTTTCCGATGTAAAAGGTTTACCATCGGTACCAACTTCTAACGTCCTACCTGCACTCAATTCATTTCGTATAGTTAAATATTCGTCAGTTGTGATTGCGACTGAGTCTTCAGGAAACGATTTGTGAATTTTAGAACTGTAGAACCCGAATGTGGTTTTAGAAAAGAATAACTCCTCCCCAATATCACCCAATAATTTATCTTTTACTACACTCATACCACTCTCCCCATTGCAAACAGCCAGCCTGCCAAACTCTGTGTACCCGTGGTTGCAATATAGCATCCTGAATTAGGGTATGGAAAATTAAACTGATCGACACCAATTTGTGAATCTGCGTTACTGACAACTCCAGCGTTACACCACAGTACCGGTGGTGAAACAAATGCTAAATTAAACCACACGGTAACCTGGCCGTCCAAATACGAGATGTTTGGGGTTATAAGCCACTGTATACACCACCCACCATACAGGTATTTAACTCCACCATTTGGTAAATCGGCAGCGTCAAAAGCATAATGGATTTCACTTCTGATAGTATTGTCCCGATTGACTAAATCGTTATATAGGCTGGTATCCCTATCAAATAGAATATTATACAAACTTGTGGCTCTGCTGTAATTGGCATTATAGTTATCGGTTATGTTTGTGTTAAGTGTGGTTACGGCTGTATCGATTCTTGTGTTAAGTGTGGCTACAGCATTGTTTATCTTACTAAATAACGTATCATAATTGGTGGAGATGAGAGTGTTAATTGGAGCTATAAGTCTGTTAAATGCAGCTGTTGCATTTTGTACAATACTTAAAGAAGTCCATGCTCTAGGTGTAGTGTCAGTGCCGGCTTCTGCCACAGCTTGATTAGGTACACTAGATTTTAACACATACCCACTTAAATCCGGTGGTGTGTAGTCAAGGGTTAAAGAATCCAATTTACCTTGAATAAACCCTAAGTCTCCAGCAACAGAATCGATTCTATCTATTAGGTCGTTAAATATAACCGTTGGGGAAAGTGTAGTTCGAGAAACTGTACCGAGTAATCTACTCAATAAAAAGATAGTTCTTCCGTTATTAAAGATATCTGGACGAACCGTGTCTGCACTTACAACATAATCACCCTGTACTAATTTCCACGAATTAAAGTCTAATCTATCAAAACTACCTAAGTCAATAATTTGCTGTAAAAGGATAGCGTCATTTTCACACCCTACAGCCTGATAATTAATTGTAGCACTAGTCCATAGACTAACATCTTTTAAAAGGATGTAGCTATATACAATCGCCCCAATGACATCAATTTGTTTACTGTATGGTGGGGACCACTCAAAGTCTATATTCGGAACCAATTGGACCGTTACATTGTCAGACAACCGTACAGCGGTTACAGTGAATCCGTTTTGATAAAATGCACCTTGTTTTGGAAAAATAGCACATTGTGTTATTGGAAACACAACTTCATTTTTAATATTATTCCCTATTAACGTACCACTAGGGTCATAGACCACAGTAATCGCATTGGGTATTGGTGGTGTAGGCATCTAAGGCTCCTAGGGTTAAGTTATGTAACACATGATAACCTTGTAATAACTCAATTTCTTTTCATTTATATATCATCTATTGGAGTTAACACATTAGTTTAATTTATCTTGCTATTAGATTGTAATAGCTAATTACTTGGGGAATGAAATGAACTACGTTAAGTTATTAAAAGAGTCGTTTGTTGCTGTGTTAAATACATACAAGTGGGTGATGGATATTCAAGTGAATAGATTTACGACTTTTAAACCATTCACTGACTGGAATGGAATTCCAGTTATAAAGAGCACACACCTGATGCGATTACGATTAGGTGATTACCATTCGCCTATGAACAACGCCTGTGCATCAGCAGGTGAAAACATCATAGTTATCCCAGACCATTGGGATGAATTACCAGAAGAGTTTAAACTCTTCATGTTATACCACGAGGAAGGACATATTCGAGGTAAACACTTCTTGACTACACCAACTGAAAACGCTGGTAAGGCGCGTTCAAAGTTTATTAAATGTGGGTTAGTTATGCCAGAGGAATTAGAAGCTGACAAATTCGCTTTTGATAACTTAGGATTAGACATTAGTGTATCAGCATTACAAGTTTGTAAAACTCTAGTAGCAAATGATGCACGTGGTAGAATCCATAGTGAAATCGATATGCGTATTGAAAAACTACGTAGTTACTAAAACGTTAAGTTATCTAATTCCCCCGAATTCGGGGGAATTAGATTTCTCTTCCAATCGTTTTTTTTTTATTCAATCACCAGTTTACCATTTGGACATTCGATTTTAAATTCTTCAATCTTTATTACCAGTGTTCGTTTCTCAACTACGTTCATTGTATCTGTTGCTTCTTTAGGTGGAATCGTCAATCCACGAGAACAGTCAATTGTTTCACACCCGCTCAAGTTAAATATCATGTTCAGAATTAGACACGGTAGATACAGATTTGTTAATCTCATCGAGTTCACCTTTGACATTAATTAAAGTTTTGGAAATTTATACAAATGAAAGTTTACATTTGTGTCTGGAAATAAAACATGGCTATTTGATGAAACCAGTTTTATCAATTTACTAAAGCCACACTTTGTAAAGTTTGGCGTGTCGAATAACACAAGTGTCACATCTGTTTTAAGGTCAGCTGAAATACACCTGAGGAAATCTACATCAATCGCTAATAAGCACGATACCCAGCAGCCAATCCCGCTGGAGTATGCGATTACAGTTGCAAAGTCATCTTGTCGCATTTCTTTCAGTACACTGTATAAATTTGTTTCTTTTACAGAACTGTAAATGTTATACGCATCTAAATACGTATAAATATCACTGTCTGAAATATCTAATTTTCTAAGTGTTGAGTAGTTGTGTTTGGTTAACAACTGAAGTTTTTCGACGTGTGGGTGTATTTGGTCTAGATGTATAGATATGACAATTGTTTTATCAACGGCATATACTTTAACTGAACACTCCGTTCGTTCTAGTGCTTCATTGCATTCACACTGAACAACCGATGCGTATGTATATAATGCCGTTAAATCATTTACGGAGTCTAACATACGCCAACCCATTATAATTTATAAAAACATATCGTCAGACATAACTGTGTCTAAATTAAGAACTGTGTGTAAAAACTCTTGAACGTTTGGGTCTGAATACGATATGGCACCATTACACTCCCAGGTTAAACGAAATATATTAGATCGTGGTAAAGTGTCAATGTAAGTAAAGATATCGTCCAGGAAACGATATTTGTCTAAGTTTAAACAAAACTGTAATTTTGGAACTGATAACGCGTTACGTTTCTCATCACTCGATAACTCGGGTGGAGTAACTACTATTGGGCTACCATCTTTATCAGCTGAAATAATTTTCCCTAAACTTTGCTGCATCAATAAAAACGCATGATGCTCTAACTCTACTTCAACTAAATCATCTGGTAATTCAGCGTACTGAATGTCGTTTGGAAAAAACCCGTTGAGGCTTGCACTATATCTCATGTTAGTTTCCTATTGCTACCCAATATCCATTAAGTGGATTTGGTGATACTGCGTTAAATAAAACTGATGTTGCTACATTAAAACCTGCCAATGTAACTTCGCCCGTAGTTACATCAACGAAACATATCGCACCACCACCGCCAATATGCGTAGCCACTATAGATTCCACAGCTTGTGGGAACATAATTGGAAATGTAATATGTAGTTTTCCATTGGACCCAGTTATAAAATTACCACGTTGCGTTATAGTCCCTTCTGGTGTGCGAGAATATCCAGTACCACTTTTAAAACTATCGCTATAATGAAGTGCCCCACTTCCAGAAATCGCATGGTATTTCACTCCGTCGCTTAATAAAGTGATATTGTCCCCCGGTAGTAAAGGTATTCCACTTAATACATTTGCACCAATAACAATGGGGTCTCCATAGATGGTGACCGGGCCAACACCCTCGTTGACGTACTCAGTTCTTTTTCCTGACATTGCTACTACGTCTGGGACTCGTATTGAAATTGCGTTAATTTGTTGACACAACACTGTGCCGCCAGCAATAAAACTCTCTAACGAGACATCAGTCGTAACTACGTTGATACTAGATGACAATACCCCATTTTTAAGAATAGCGTCATATACTCTTTTTGAGCTCCAAGCTCTTGGTAAAATAGACAGCCCAGCTTCAGCTTCTGACTGGGTTGGCATATCAGATTTTAGTAAATATGGAGACAGATCTATCGGTGTGGCCGCTTGTAGTAGCATAGCCTTAAGTGAATCTATCTGTGCTTGTAATCCAGAAATAGTCGTTACCATCCCATTAAACTCCTGCTTAATGTATTCTAACCATTCAGCTGGTGTATCTAGGTTTTTACTGATTAACTCTAATTCTCTGGAGAGTATGTACACGTTAGAAGTTTGACTAAGTAAATCATCAATGTTTAATTTATTAAACGCCTCGGCATCACCAACCAAACTAGCCCACACCGTTAAATCGTTTTGGTCAAACACACCAAGTCTACCAATCTCCGCCATTAGCACTTGGTCAACAATAGCACCAACCGCATGGTAAGATAAGTGTATAGACATCCATTTACTTTTGTCTATTAAGATGATGTAGCTATATGCGTCGAGTCCTAATAGTTGTTTAATGATATTAAACTGTGGAGAATAGATATAGTCTACACCTAGTTCCAACGTAATTAAAGTTGGTGTGGGAGAGACATCTGTTTTAAGGGTACCTTTAACCATAAGTCCGCCACTATAGAACGGACCGTTTTTTGAAAACACTACAGGTGATAAAGTCGTAGTAGATATTTCGTTAGGGAAGTAGTTACCTGCTCGTAAACCCGTTGGGTCAAATAACACTCCTGGGTCAGAGCCCATTCCATCCTCGTCAAAATCACCATTGAATAATTGTGTGCTCATTTTACATCCTTTAGTTATTAAGGTGGTCGTGTTTAAAGAATGTGGCAGCCAGTGGATATCCACTGGCTGCCACACCATATACGGTACTAATGTAAAACTTTAAACTGATCGACGATCTGCTTCCAACGCCACATTTGAAATGTTGAAAACCGGATTGACTACAGCTGTATCATTTCCACCAGTACATCCATAGTCTACGCCGCCAGACATAATCCAGTAGTGGTCAGTTGAATTCCATGTCGCCGTATGGAAAATTAATGCGTAAGATGTACCAGTGAAACGGATACTATCGAATGAAACAGATTTATCATATTCAAATACAATTGTGTCCCAACCAGTACCCAGGGTACTATCTGTGCCCCAACCAACAGCTTCGTTGACAGTGAATGGAACTGTAGCCACAACTGCGCCACCTAACAGTAGATCTATAGATGGGGTTGTAATTGAATAGTCAATACCGTTAGAACTACCGACGAGTCTACCATTAGCAATCCCAATGGCAGACTGCCACTTCGAAGCACTAACTGTAGAAATTGCATCTTGTGCTTCAGAGATAGCGATTTCAAGTATACCTGAGTTTGCAGTTAGCGTTTCTACAGCTGACACTAGACTGTCGGTCACAGGAATTGTTGTGAATAAAGCAGTTACAGCATTTAATACAGGGTTTGTTGAGGTGTTTGCCACTTTAGATACCACGGCGCCAGCGCCAGAGAGACCTACTGCTAACGCATCAGCGCGAGATTTAATTTGAGGATTTGTAGAAGACATTTTTTATTTACCAAATGTAATGTAAAAATTGGTTTCAAAAAGCATACTGTCGAGGTGTGCAGGGTTACCCAACACACCCCTAGGTACATTTCTTGCGTGAGGTTTGACCGTTACACTAACAATTACATTGTAGCGATTGCGTCTTGCACTTCAGATACAGCTTGAGACAAAACGCCGTCAGTGGCAACTAAGTTTTCGATAGCTGAAACCAAACCATCAGTCACTGTAACTTCTGTAAAGGTACTATGCATGAAGCTTGAAATACCACCAACTGAACGACCAGCAACCGATGTTACAGCGGCACTATGTGCATCCATATCTGTGATTAACGCATCAGCGCGAGATTTAATTTGAGGATTTGTAGAAGACATTTTTTTATCCTTTTGAATAAAAGTATTTAAAATAAGTTTATAGGTGGCACTAAAGTGTGCCACCGTTTAAATCCGAGTGATATTAGATACCGGCCAATGCGTCTTGTAATGCGCTTACTTGTGTAACAAGTGTCAAGATGATAGTGTTTTGTGCTTCCAATGCAGCCATCATACTGTCAGCAGTTTCTAATGTTGCATAGTTAGCTGTACCGAAGTCAACAATAGCTTTGTTAGATGGGAATACGGTTTCTGATGCAATGTTAGTGCCGTCGATAACTGTAGCGCGGTCAGCAATGTTAACGGGAACATATGACAGCGGAGTGTTCAGACCAGCCCAATTTGCATCAGCTTGACCAGGCGCGTCATTTGTAGCGAACATGATATCGCCGACTGTGTACAACACACCGCCAACTGTAACTTCTTCACCAACAAACCAGAAATCTGATTTTGCAACTGAACCACCAGCACCTGAACCACCAATGCCAGAAGTGTCAGTTGGGTAGTTAGTGCCTTCAGATACAGGAAGGAACACGCCACGGTTGTCTAACAAACCGGCTGATTTGGCATCTGCGTACGCTTGAGCAGCAGCAATAGCTGAAGCAACACCAGAATCAGTGTAAGTGGCAGAAGCAGCTAATACAGAAGTAGCGGAAGTAGCAACTGCATCGGTAGCAAATGCTTGAGCAGCAGCTTGAGCAGCGAGTGCATTAGCAGCAGAAGTGCTGTTAGCAGAAGTTAAAGTCAGAGCATCTTTTGCGTCAGCATATGTTTGTGCAGCAGTTTGTGCAGCAGAAGCCGCGCCATCAGCATATGTGTTTGCAGAACTAATAGCATTAGCTACGGCAGAAGTTGTGTTGTTGTTAGCAGCAGTTAATGTAGCGGCATCACCAGCAGCCAACTGTGTGTCAGCATAAGCTTTTGCAACGACTACACCAGCGGCGACAGCGGCGTCAGCATATGTGTGTAATTCGGTTGTAGCATTTTGTACAGTCAAGTTTGTATACGCCTTAGCGTCTAACAACACTTGTGCGCCACCATCACCAACCAATGTGGTTAACACTGCAATTTTGCCATCAGTGTAACTGTTAGCAGAACCTAAAGTGGTGGTATCGTTTGCATCTGAATGCGAGTTAGCAGAAGCTAAAGCGGCAGCGATTGCAGCAGCTTGTGGAGTAGAAACAATCTTCACTGCATCAGCAGTGTTATCAACGTTAGGCAAACCAACAGTTTGTTTGACAATGTGTGTTGGATGTTTACCACCCACCGTTGTAACCAAAGCAGCTTGTGCTGCTAATGTAGCTAAAATTGCTGTTGCACGGTTTTGTGAATCTACGTTTGACATGGTTATACCTCTAAGATGTAATTACAAGTGTAGGTTATCTTTAACCCACATAATAGACAAATTCATAAATATAGTTTTTGTATAGGTTACATCTATATTTACACTGGTGGACTGCCAGTTATTGCATTTTGGATAATTAATACCTCCTCTGCTAATATTTTAAAATCCGAACTTTGTTGCTCTAATATATCAAGTATTGTATCAACGACCACACTAGATGCGTAATGCGTGTCTACAAATGACACAACCGCTTCTTCTGTGGGGTACTGTGTATTAGATGGTGCCGTTAATGTAGAGATCGCAACTATTTTATTTGCTACATTTTCTGGAGTGTATGATAATGGGTTATTTTGATCGCCCCAGTTTATACCATTCTGTGATAATTCGAAAGAATCTACTTTAGCTTGTAAGATTGACATCTGTGCCATCATACCCGTTAATAAAGTAACTAATTCTACACTTACACCGCCAGCCCCACACTTGGCTATAATCTCATCAAGTTTATCATTTAACTGTGGATTCATTTAAACACCCGTTTAGTTGCCGATAGCAAAATAACTAATTCTTCTGTCACCAGTATAGTTATCTAAAGTCAAACTTATTTTGACTCTATCATTCTGCGGAGCTGATGTTACCACTTGGTCATTAGTCGGCGCTACAAGTGGATCGGCTGGAGATACCCAACATTGGGCCAATGTGCAAGCGTTAGGGAATGGGTCCCCCGCAAATCTAATTTCACTAGGTCTAATGTTAGATGCAAATACATGGAAACCAAATTTCACAGTAAACGACCCCAGCGTAAGTGTGTAATGTGGCAGTCCAACTGGTTTAATTAATTTATTCCTGTCTCTGGTTAATGCGATGTAAGTATTAACAAACGCATTGTTACTTTTGTTCATTGAAGTAGCCATCTCCAATATAGGGACTAGTGTCGAATTAGCCCACACCCCAACAAAGCCATCAATTTCATTAACACTGATATTATCTTGTTTGTGTCTAACTGCGGATGCTAACTGCATAATGGTTTCACAAATCAACGGGTATTGTGCCACAGCGTTTGTGTTTAAAGAATGTGGTGTCGGCGGAAAGCTAGTTGGGGCAGAAGTCCAGTCAACTGAAAGGTATGTGGTGGCTAATTCCATAAACCCGTCAGCTATAGCATTAGCTTTATTAGCTACATACTCCCCGCCGATAGTGTGATAGTTAATTAGGTATCTACCCACTGGGTTTCTACCTAACATCGTAATACTTCCATACACAGGTAACCCTATAGCGTTATCACTAGAAGCCTGTTCCCAGTAGTGACTTAAATAATAGTCAACGTTTTCTTTTAATGTGATTCCGTCAGAGTTAACAATTGACAACCCTGCTGAATAAAACGGTGCTGCTTCTGGAACAAATAAAAAAGCGTTAGTTGGACCAATGTTAGAAATATTGTGTTGTTCATTAGGAACAAAGTTGTCTGGTAAAGTACCAGTCCCATCAAATGGGTAAAGTATTGGATTAGACATAATGGTTTACTTTTATTGTAGTAAAAAGATAACTCGTGAGGAATTAGGTTATGTTGAGAGCAATTAGTGTAGTACAACGAGTAAAATACGACTGGGTAGAACTCCCAGTCACCACACTATTATCCAATTTAGATTGGACATGTAGAACACTTGTAACCGTACTTAACGAAGAGACAGGTGTTGAAACACAGCACAATTTAAGTATGTTACCGAATGTACAGAGTTTAGCAGCATACTCGCCGGTGGCTACAATTGAGAATATATTTTCCACATACACTGGTGGTTTACCACCAGAAATTCTACCAAAGATAGACGTAGCTAACAAGAAATGTTTATCATATTACACACTTTGGGACTATCAACTAAATGCCACTAGAGTTAATACATCAAATTCATCTCTGTCATTTAATATAAACGATACCCCGGATTTAGAAATTACTCCGTCAAAATTCTTTACTGGCACTATAGACGGTTTAAAGGATAAACTCTTATTTGTAATTAATGGAATGGTTGTCTTTGCCGAGTATATAAATGGTAAGGTGATTATTATACATGGTGGTTTAGATTTAGACACTGCAATTGAACAAAACATCGGTGTAATTGATTTTTCTAATTTTAATGGATTTACACCTATTAAATTTACACAGCAGAATACCACAGTGTTTTTTAGAGACGATGAAGTAACCACGTTTCATGTTACATTAAACGACCCCATTAGTAATGATTTCATGGTCGTGGTAAACGGTAAACTCCACATGTGTAACGACATATACACTCTGGTTGATAACCGCACTATAGCGATTCAGGTGCGTCATCAAGATGTATATAAAGAAGCATTGTATTCTGAACCATCTACGTTAAATTGGATAGATAGAATCTCACCAGACAGTAATGGTTATGACATTTCTACATTCAACCCGATGAGATATATAACTTCAGTCACTAATAGATTATTATTATTGTCAGTTAAAGGAGTTAGTGTTAAACATCTACCACTTGTTACCACAGGGTTCCCATTAACATTTTTTACTAATCATGATACGACCGATTTAATATTCTCATCAGATGGAACAGTTGGGTATTACATAGCAAATGAAATGTTATCGGATAATGCAATTGTTATATCCGTTGCTAAACCAAGGGTGTTTGATGCAATATACGACACAACCGATGTATTAAATGAAAATATCATCGGAACTGGAACTTTGTCCTCTGCGTACGATACTCGAACAGCAAAATTAAAACGAGTATATGTATTGTAAAATAAACCACATTAGCGATAGTGTAGGTGGTAAACTATAAAGGATAAATTGATAATGTCTGTTAAAAAAATAAGTTGGTCTAAAGCAAAAGGTTATGAGTGTAGTTCACAGGGAGACTCTAGGTTCTCTGCACTCAATGCACTTATGGAAGATGGTAGAACGTTAGAACAACATTACCAATGTGATGTAAAAGGATATGATGTTGGTGGAACAAATTGGAAATTAGGTAAAGGTAAACCGCCTTTAGATACAACTCAAAAAATGTTTCCATTATATTTAAACTTGTGGAAACGATGGTGTAACATTGGTGATAACTACTCTTCTCTTTTAGAGCTTAAAGACCTAGCTGCAAATAACGATTTCTATTTACGAGATTCGTTTGCTACATCGCCAGTCAATCAGGCACATGCGTTATCCGTTATACTTAACGATTTGGATAAAGTGTCCAAATCTAAAGTTATCGTTGAGTTATACACGGATGGTTCAGCTAGACCAAACCCTGGTTCAGCTGGGTATGGGTTTAATGGTACAGATTCACTTGGAAACGTGTATATCGGTTGGGGACCTGTAGCTAGTAGGTCCACTAATAACGTAGCTGAGTTATTAGCTGTAGCTTACGGTATCCTCAGAATGCGAAGTGTTATACCCAACTTAGGTAAGATTAAAATATTTTCAGACAGCGAATATGTCATTGAAAATATGAAATCGGTAACAAAATGGATTGGTAACGGTTGGACTACTGACACTGGAAGACCGGTAGCTAATGTTGAGGTGTGGAAGTTTTTAGATTCTACAATTATAGACGCTAGAAGTGCAGGAATCGATATAAGCTTACAGTGGGTCAAAGCACATAACGGCAATGTAGGTAACGAGCTAGCTGATGTAAAAGCCAACGAGGGTCGTTTAATTGCGTTAGAAACACCAATTGATTTACACTTTGAACTTACAGACCTACATAAGTTTGAAGTTACTAAATTGTTAAAGGTTAAAACTGTTTCTAAAGTGGTTACACCATTAAACAAACTGCTAGCGGCTAAACGGTGGTTCTTCTTTACAAATGTTCCAGAATTAATTGAAGGAAGACCTTTCTATTTTGCATCAGTGTACGAAGATAAGAAAGAATACAATAATCGTAATTTAGGTAAACGTGCTCCAGACAGTATGTATGTATTGCTGTTAACTGATACACGAATAACGGTGTTAGATACGATACGTGATTCATTCAATAAAAAGTTTGCTGGAGAGACTTTACCGATTATCACATACCTTACAAAGATTCAAAGTGCTAAGGTGTGGGCAAAACTGGTTGAGTCTATAGATGAAGTTTTAGTGTATAAAGGTAACAGCGCAATTACAGTGGGTGGGGAATTACTTGGTAATTTACACTTCCCACCAAAGTTAGCTTGTAAAGTCCCCAAGATAATTACATTAGGGTACAATTGCATTAAAGAATACAAGTCTGGAAAGAGAGGTGCTCACTACTATGATATAACCGATAAGATTTATACAACTGATGCTAAAGGTAAACCGGCTATTAGCCCAGAGTTTACAACAAGCACTAAGTTTTTAGATATTCCAGTGGTTATACCGTACACGTCTGATATGGGTTTGATTACACCCGAACATGCAGATATCATGCGACTGACAGTTAACATCGATCTGCCGACTAGAAACACATTCTCCGCATTACTTAAACAAACTAAAAACCCTGTTAAAGTTACACTGATGGTTACAGAGAGTTTAGAGCGTAGTTGTAGAGTATACGTGATAGTTGAAGTGGATACTGACATCTGCATTTATTACAACCCCGATTCAAATTTTAGAATAAAGAAATGAAAGAACAAAACGAACGCACTAAGTACCTTTACACAATCCTAATTGTATTAGTGTTGTGTAAAGTCTGCCAATTATTATTTTAACTGTATAGGTTTACAGATGTTTACAATGCAAGGTGATTTAATCGAACTCGCTAAAACTGGTGAATTCGATGTAGTGTTACATGGGTGTAACTGTTATAATACAATGGATAAAGGAATTGCCGCCCAGTTTAAAGAACATTTCCCAATGGTGTATGAAGCTGATTGTAGAACGCTAAAAGGAAACCCACAAAAGTTAGGAACATATAGCCGTGTTACACTTCCAAATGGTGTTATTGTACTTAATTGTTATACGCGATATCGTTACGGTCCAAACAGTGTAAATTACCAAGCAGTACGTGAGGTTTTACGTGGTGTTAGAGACGAGTTTGTTGGTAAAAAAGTAGGTATGTCGATGATAGGTGCTGGGTTGGCTGGAGGAGATTGGGAAAGGATTTCTAAGTACATTGACAAATATTTACCAAACTCAACTGTTGTGGAGTGGGATAATGGATGAGTACACGCACCTAGTATACGACGGTAACCTCGGTGTAGTGGCTGTGTTTACTGCGTGGGAAAAAGCCAATGCGTGGATAGCTGCCAATACTGCAAATTCTATCTACGGTTTGCGATGTGAGACTAAACCGGTAAATGTAAATTTTGAATACAAACCTAAACAAAGACCAGTGTATTAACTAAACGATTTAAAAAGGAAACACAATGTCAAACCCAATATACGGTTTCTTAAATATTAACCGATTTTTTAATGGTCAGGCTGGAATAAATCCAGTCGGACAAATAAGTCCTAAAGGCATGACGTTCGGAACAAGCTCCGAATACTCAGCCGATAACTCCAATTCACAATTAATTATATTCCAACCAAACCTATTACCTGTTGTTGCAACAATTGAATGGATAACTGGTTTAGCCACACAACTCAGTGGGGTAGTGAATTACACCGTTTCACAGTCGTCGTTGCTGAACAACATTATTACTGCGCTGGGGACACGATTTACAAATATCACGATTGGCACTGTAGTGATGAACCCAGTCGATGGTAAGGGGTATCCGACATTTATAAAATTCACGTATACCACTACACTTGGTTCAGCCACTTTTAAAGTTTGGTTAGCAAATACAAACTTTATAAATGAGTATCCGGACGGTGACATAACTGTAGTAACGCCGATTATAAACGTAAGTGATTTGTTTAACAACTTTGCTGCATGTAAAGCTGTGGTTGACAAACTGACAGTTATGTCGATAATTAACGAGGTAGCTACGCTAAACCTACCTATTCCAGAAACGGGAATTTATACCAACACATTTCGTGTAAATAACCGAGCAAATGTTGCGCTGTGGTTTGACCTACCTGTGGCGTTTGTTTATCATGGTGGGACGATGTATAATAACCCGACATCGTTTTTACAAGCGTTTGTTGATTACTTAGTTAAGAACAGTACAATCACTCTAGCGCAGTGGGAAACTGTTATACCGTCTTTGCTACCAACTGATAAATTTTACGTGATACCAGCCTGGAATAACGTGGCTGTTTCAGTCGGTGTTGATATAGGTAGTCCCACCATTAAAGTTTTTGACAATCCAGGAATGGTAATCGCCGAGACATATTTTCCAGAGTTATTACCAGCAGATGTAAATGGTGTATTAGACTACACCACTTTACAGTTCGGGTCATATGGCGCATATATAGTTCCAGACATTAGTAACGCAGATGGTCGTATTCCATTCAGAACTAAATTTAACGATTACTTTTTAGTTCCAGTTAATGATGTTTTGATTAATAGACAGTCAGTTGAAACACAAAACGCGATTGTATTGTTAACTAATCTGGTTCGTTATGCAAGTGACCCTGCGATTCTAGTTACACCACCCTCTGGATATGAACTAGAAATTAAAGGTAGTAAGACTTATTTATTGGGTACGGTAAACCGTATTACATTCGCTGTACTAATTAACACGGGGGTGTAATATGGCATTGTCAATTCTAATTGGTACTGTTGGCATATTCACTTTATCATCACCATTTACAATTGGTAAAGTAAATTATACCATAACCAAACTCAACCTTATTAAACCATTATTGGCGTCTGGCGTAGATGTATTTAATACGTATTATGCACCAGCCAATATATCGTTGATTAAATTCAATGAAGACGTGGCAAATGGTCACGCTATAGTGACCCTAGAGTCTGATGATGGTCCAACAATCAACGTACCCAGTGGTTACATAGCCTTGGCTCCAATCGAGCCAGCAGTGTTGTATTCTCATGTAGTTTTGTCTGTGGATTTAGGTGACCTACCAGATGAAATTAATCTAGCGCAAATGAAAGAGGACATAAAAACTATTACTGATGGTTCAGTTGGGACTGACACTATAGTCAGCTTGCATATCCTACCTGCATCAAAGGTGTATAGCCATGAGGATTACGTTGCATCTGAAATGGAACGTAACGCTAGGGTCATAGAGTACGTTTCATTCTACACAAGTAAAGTCTCGGCTGATGACGAGTTGGCTTTGGCTAAAACCACAATAAATAAATATTCTAAAATTATCATATCTTTAAAAGAACAACTCAAAGTAGCACAATCGTCGTAAGTTACATTAACTTGACGAGTATCACAGGAATCTGCGATACTCGTCATTAAAACAAACATATATTATCTATGTGGTAATCTTAACAAATTACCTAATCATTTTTTTAAAAAAAGGAGTTCCCGTGTTTAAATCTATTCGTACAATCGCCCTACTGTATATGTTAGTCGTACTATATTGCTGGCAATCTAGTATATTGAATGCTGGTGGTTTACAAGGAATATCACATAGTTGGTATTTCATTTTTGGTCACATAGTGGCTGGTTTGTTTATCGTTTTATCATTACCAGTTTTATGGGATTTTAAAACCAAAACTACAATACCACCCCAATGCCATGACATGCTTTACAAGTGTTTAAGTTTAATGTTCCCAGCAGTTGAACGAAGACACTGTGTAATCACTGAACAGTATTTCTCATCAGATAAATGGACTGTTACATTAGAACATCAATTTTATCATATTTACAATGGCGCATTCAGTGTACGTGTTACGATTGCGTACACTGGTGCAATTGATATACAGTGTGAATTAACTGTCAATGAACGTATGTTACCCAAAGCGTCAATCAACACACTAGGTCGTAGCGTGTCCATGTACGTGGTAAAGTGTCCATTTCGTACACGTGAAGAGTTTGATTCAATATTGCGTGATAAGTGCATAGAGTATTCACTCCCAGTCACCACACTTAAATAAAACATTTATAATAAGAGGTTATTATGTCACAAAAAACAGTTACATTAGGTCTGAACAAAGAAAACATGATTGGTGCATTGAAAAATTCATTTACCAATAAGGAAACGTTCCTTGGTGAATTAATGCAGAATGCACGTCGTGCTGGTGCAACAAAAATCAAATTTAAGTACGACGAAGAACATAACACACTAACTATTGAAGATGATGGTTGTGGGTTGGATAACTTTGAAACACTTTTAACAGTTGCCGAAAGTGGTTGGTCAAAAGAAGTAGTAGAAGCGGAAAGTCCATTTGGCGTTGGGTTTCTGTCTGCTATATTTTCTTGTGAAGAGGTACAGATTGTTTCAAAGTGTGGAGTGTTACATTGTCTTACCGAAGATTTGTTGCAATTTAAACCATGTACAGTTATCCCCGAAGGTGGTAT